ACATTTCTATGGTATTACTGATATAGATTATAATTCATTTAATGGTTTATGTGATGATACACAGGTGTATAAGGATTTTGAGACTAAATTAGTAGAAGAGGTTACTCTTAGGACTAAGACAGTACTTCAAGATTTCTTTGATGGAGTTAAGTTATTCAATACTGTTAAGATAAAATTAATTAATGGTATGATGTTACCATTAATGAGATATGATACTAAAACTGGTAAAGTATATGTTCCTATTAGCACTAATATAAGTTATGTTGAGTTGATGTCTAGAGCTGGTTCTGGTAAAGATGGAAGAAAAGTATTTGAAGTGAGTGAACTTTTAAACGATAGGGTTAGCTTGATTAAAGATAATGTGTTGTTCATATTATCTACGAATGATTATGATATACCGTTAGGTGGTGCTTTTTAATATATGAAGAGTTTACTGAGGGATAATAAAAGCATACTAAATTATCTAATAAACAAAGTATATCCTTATCAGAGAGATGTCATTGTTTCTGTTAGGGTTAAGTATTGCTTAGGTGATACGATTATTTCTACTAGTGAATATCATATTGGTATTAAAGCTACTGAAGATATGTACTCATGGGTAGAGAGTGGTAAGAACTTATTATATTGTTTAGATACTAGTAAATTAGAATATTATAATGTAATATTCTATGGCTTACCTCATAAAGAAGATTGCAATTCCGATGTGTTTAGTGATGATTTATTTGATGATGCCTATAGCAATATATTAAAAGCACTTAACAGAAAATATGTTGGTGGTCAAAATATCGATAGTCCTTTGGATATATTACACAGACTATTAGATAGCTATAGCATTAATATGAGGTATGGTTCTGTTCAAGAGTTTATAGGGGATAGTACTACTAGTCAAATACTTAAACATAGTATGAGGGAACATATTATTGGAGATATTGTATCTTCTATTTTACGTACATTACAACATGTTGAGTTCATATCGTCTATTGATGAAATGATGATAGATACATGTATGTTACCACTATTACGATATGATGCTATGTCACAGTATGTGTATATCCCATACTATTCATACATATATATTGTTAGGCTTATGTCATATAAGGGTAGTGGTAAGGATTATAGACATATTGTATCGGTAACAGATATAGTAAATAATACAATCCCAACTAATGTTAAGCATTGGTTTAGTAGAGATATGAGATTAATTTTAAACAGTAAATGTGTTTGTAATATAGATATTGAAGGTAACTATTGAAGGTAAATACTAAAGGTGGTGATGAGTTGGCTAAAAATGTATTACGAGATAATAAAGCAATAATAAAGCGTGTGGTTAAAGGATATACCGATTCTGCTAATAGTCTTGATTCTTATGTATACGTTCGTTTTATGAGTAATCTTTGCTCACTTGATTTCAAGTATAAGGACTACAGATATTCTTATATTATTAATGGTCTTTCTCTTGATGTAGAACCTGAGGATATTAAGGTAGTGGATTATAAGGGAAAAGCAATTATTTGTTTAGATACAAATAATGTATTTAAGTTTAGTCGATTACGAGATGATGGGATTCTCATTTATCCTAATGATATCTCTATAAGTAATGTGTTGTACAATATAGCTGGACTTGTGTATAATGATTTATCTAAAAAATCTACTGAGGTGTTGAACGATTTAATGTCTTTTTATACAGCTAAGTTTGGTGAGTTTTGTGATAGTTTAGAGACATTTAGTAAGTTATTTGTTAAGCATAATAAAGAAGCTTTTATATCAATGTTGAGTGATTTATGTTCAGACCTTTCTATTGATAAAAACTATTATAGGTTGGCTAAAACTGTTTATGCTGAAAATGGTCTAGTGGGTTTATGTTGTATGGATTTTGAGACTGATACATTGAAATATGCTATCGATTTCAGAAATAATATAGAGGATTTGGATATACTCACAAAGTCAATTACTAACAATAAGATAATGTTTAGGTCTATTAGGGAATGTGTTACTAAAAATAGAGTTTTATTAAATAGGGTTATCGGCTTTTGTTTATCTTATAAAGGTAGTGGCAAGACCTATTCTTATGATAAGAGTTCTATGATTGAGTTGGTGTGTTAGTGTGGGAAACGTATTACGAGATAATAAAGCTATATTAAATAAGACTGTTAATATATTTAGTAATGCTATGAGGCATCGTATGTCATGTATTGAGGTTTCATTTAATGGAACGATTACATTCATATATAAACAGTTCAACTATAGTTTTAGGTTACAGGGTGTAAGGCTTAAAATCAATCCTGAAGATGTAAAGCTAATAAATTATAAAGATAAAGCAGTTATATGTATTGATACGAATAACATATTCAATTATAATAGGCTCAAAGAAGAGGGTTTGTTTTATAATGGAATATCTGACTTTATGTCCATACAGAGTGTACTAAAGAATATGGGTAAAGTAGTGTGGAGTGCTATGTATAAGACACATACAGATTTATTTAGAGAGTATTGTAGTAAGTTATCTGATGTGTGTGGTGGTTCTTGTGGTGATTTAGATTCATTCTTGAAGTTATTTATTAAATATAACTATCCTAATATGGTATCTGTATTACAGGATTATATCAGTACCTTGAATATTGATAACTATATGGGTAGAGTATCTAAGACTATGTATGTTCAAGATGGTTTGATTGGTGTATGTTGTTTTAATTTTAAGGATAATCTAGTTACATCTCCTTATTATAGTAAGATTTCAATGTCTGAATTACAGGTATTTACCGCATCAACAAATCAACGTGGTGTTAAATTACTAAATATTTCAAGTATATTGACTAATACAAATAAAATTGATTGTGAGTTTCTTAAATTAAATTTGAGGATTAGCAATAATTCTAAATTCTTGTCTGATGATGGTATGATTAAGTTAGGTGTTGATGAATGAGTGCGTTACGTGATAATAAAGTATTAATACATAATGTGTATAAGTATATCAGAAATAGGGGTATGGCTCACATTCGTATTGGTGGTAAAACTAATTCAGTACCTATGGTGATACGTTCTAAGCACAATCGTAATGGCACGATATTTGATGTAAGAGGATTATCTGTTGCATTAAATCTTAGTCATTGTGTTATTAAAGAGAGTGGAGATATTGTATCGATAGGTATTGATAGTCAAGATAGAGATGCGTGTTATTTAGCCTTGTTGGGATATGGGTATAGTCTTAGAGATTTTATGTTTAATCGGTTATTTACAGTTGATGTAGCATCTAATCAACAACTGTATAAGGAGTTTACTTATAAGTTTACATCTGATTATTCTTTTAATGTTGATAATGGGATTACATCTGTTAGTGAGTTACAGGATTATATAGGTAAGTCAATCGACACTTCTACATGGAAAAAGGTTTCTCATAATCGAAGAATAAGTCTTGTAGATGTAGGGAAGATAGCAGACTCTATTATGAGCAGTAGGTATCGTTATGACTTATCTGCCACTACTGAGTATCTTGTAGAGAGATTAGAGGACTTTTTCTTTGACAATTTAATCTCCTTTAAAGATAATAATGGTTTTAATAGGAAAGCTAATTTTACAGATTTTATACCGATTGTATCATTTGATTTCTCTAAGAGTGGGAGAGTTAAATTTTATAGTTCTAGTGGTTATATTATCGATAAGACTATTTCAGATATTGAAATTAAAGATTTATACAGTGCCATTGTAACTGAGAAGATGTTTGATAGTGTTAAGATATCTAAAAATGAGTTTAACTATGAGCAGTTTACACTCATTATTGGTAAGTAGTATTGTTGTACTGTGTGGTATAATATATAATAATATAATGTTACTTTTAATAGCACATTCTATATAGGTAGAGTGTGCTATTTTGTTATAATTAAAGGGGTAGAGTATAGTGGCTACGATTCAAGAGCGTGTGGAAAGTATTATTGAATCATTACATATTAGAGAGGGTATGATTCAAACTGCTAAGGCACAGAAAAGCATTTTAGATTTCAAACCTAAGTTTGTTATGGCTGACGGTAGTGAGAAGAAAACAGATAAGGCTCCAGCTAAAGTATTAGATGGTGTAAATAAGAACATTAAAGTCGGTTATGCGACATATTATGGTATTTTTGATAAGTATGTTGTTTTTGCATATAAAGATAGTAGTAATTTAGTGTATCAAGAGGGGTATGTGTATAAGTTCAAAACTGAAGAGGATGCTAAGGCTTTCTATGATGGTGGTATTGATATGGGTAGTATGAAAATCATTAAAGGTACTACTGTTGTTGCACCATGTTTATATTCACTAAAAGATAAGAAGTTCATGTCTATTCGTGAGGCGGTTGAGGGTTTAGCGAATGGGTATGTACGAGATGCATTATCTTCTCTTGATAAGTATATTGGTACAAATGCAATTCCTTTTGATGTTGTTGACGTGACATATGAGTATAGTGTTTTGAGTGCTAATAAGCTTAAATTATATGACAGAGGGTATAATTGTAGTCTAGAAGTTGAGATTAAATTAAAAGATTCTAAATATCCTGATAAAGATACATTCAAAGTGTTGTCTAATTCTGTTGATAGGTATGTTAATATGGGTGCGATTACAGGTTTATCTAATGGTAATGAATATCGTGACTATATTACTATGCATAGTTATTTGTGTAATTAGGTGATATATGAATAAAAGAAATAGTATATTAGATACTCTTTCTGAAGGAATGTTAACCACTATTAAAACAAATAAAGGTGGAATATTCGCTGAGATTTGTAAGGGAAAGATTGATACTAAATTTAATAGAGTTGTAACAGGTAATATGATATATGATACTGTTGCTGAAATAGTATTAAGACGTAGAGAAATATCATCTAGAGTAGTAGATAATAAAACATTCTGTGATTATGGCGATGGGTATATTCTAGTTGTATTTCATAAGTTAACTATAGCTAGAGGAGTATTGTTAAAAACAGATTTTAATTCAAGGCATTTAGAGAATACGATATCCAAAGTATCATTATTACCTAAAGACTATCAGAGTTTTACTGCTAAAGTTGATAGAGTGTTTAGAGTTTCAGCGAATGTGATGTATGATACATATAATCGTAGGGTATGTCTTAATACTGGTCATTGTATAAAGACATTCTTTAGTGCATGGTTTAAGATAAATACTACAGCAGATTTTAGAAAGTATTTAGTCAATGATACTAGATTGATGTCTTGTATTAAGGTTGATAGTGTATCGATTGGTAATTCTAAAGGTATGGATTGGGTATTATCTTTTGGTTTTGATATTGTAGATATAGAACGATTTAACGAGATTAAGTCTTATCTCAGTGATAAAGTAGATAATATGTCATGCTATGAGGACATCAATGATAAGGTTGCTGTTGATTTTTATATTATTTAGAGGGTTATATGTCAGTAAATAGAAATATCTTAGATTCGTTGAGAGATATACATGAGGGAATGTTATCTTCCATTAGTAATAATAAATCACTTAGTAAAGATGGTGAGGTGTGGCTTAACGCTATTATTAAACGTGATATTAGTAAAGTTCCTAAAGATAGTATAGATACATTTAGGATGTTCAATAAATCTAAATTAACAAATAGTAGTGTGGTTCGTAAGTCTGTTAAAGAAACATTAGTACAGAAAGTAAGCTCTGGTATTGTACAGGAGGTTTATTGTAAAACATATGATGTAGGAAATACTCATTATATAGCATATCTCTTTTCTTCTAAGGGAAATACAGAGTATTTACGTGCTGTAGTACAAGAGTCAGACGAAGATACAATAGCTAAATTGGTTGATGAGTTTAAGAGTGGTAAAAACATTCCTAATAAAGCTATTAATGTAGATAGTCTTAGGGGTTGTAATTGTGTAGCTAATACATACTATAATTCTGTAACATTTGAGTTCTTCAATAGTGTTGATGATTTCATATCTGAGATGTTTAACACATTTATTAGTGTTGTTTTTATTGCTTTTGATTCATTAGATATTGATGTTCTTAAAAAGGTAATAACACTTAGTGAGCCATTCATTTATTTAGATGATATGGATTATTCTATGGAGTTAAACTTTGTGTCAAGAGATAAAGTTGTATTAAATCAAGTGTATGAGTTACTATCTTCTATTTGTAGTGAGAAGTATTTAGTTAAAAGTTCTCATTATATAGGTTTGCGTTGGGAGTTATAAATGGGTTATTTTACTATTATAGATTCACTTAGTGATAAAAGAGTAGATGAGGGAATGGTATCATCTATTTCAAAGAATACTAAGAAACAGAATAAAGACATTAAGCGTATGGTTGATGCACTTATCAGTGGGCAGATTTCTAATTTATCATCTAAGGATATGGATATCAACATTGAGGTTCGGAACGATACAAAACTTTCTAGTAGTAATAAAAAGTATGAACAGTATTGTATTACAGGTACTAAGGGTGGTGTTTTACGTACTGAGGTACGTGGTTATGAGATTAGTGGTGAGTACTTTGTAGCTATTATTGGGTATAATTTACTGAAAGGCACGACTGTTGGTAAGGCAAGGATATGCAAGTGTTCTGATGAGGATGTATTTAAAAAATTTAAAGAGAAGATGGAAAATCAAGGTGGATTTGACTCTATCTATGATTTAAATACTAATATGTATCGGAGTGGTGTTACATATTATGACAGCAATAGAGATATATATTGTAAAAATACTAAAGAAGCATTGGATATGATTTTCTCTTATTGTGCAGATTCATTCTGTTCTAGTTTGTCTAGGTCTGATATTACTGATGCTTTAGGTCAGTTTGATACATGTAGGTTGGATATAGCATCACCTAATAAAGATGGAATGTCTACAAGTGTTGTTGTGTATTTGTATGGTGAGTCCGATATTGTGGATTCATTTTATGGTACGATTGGTACTGAAGTGAATAAGCTAGGTAGTTTTTATAGAGTTGTTACATATCCGAAAGATGGACAAGCCATAATTTTGTTTAATTTATAGGGGGTTGATATGGGTTATAGTGATTTAATTGATAGGTTGTTAGATACACGTATCAATGAGGGTATGTTGTCTACTTTAGGTGATAAAGGTATTAAGTCTTTGTTAAAAGCATTAGATAAAGGAGATGCTAAACAGCTTAAAGGTAGTAATATTAGGATTGATACACATTACTTTAATAATTCACCATTTAGTCGAGATTTATTACCTTATGTTGTGAGTGGTGAAGAACTACCGAGTATTAGGGGTAAGGATTATAATATATACCACTTATCTTGTAAGGGTGAAGATTATATAGTAGTTTTTGAGTATGCTAATCAGATTGATGAAAACAATCTTAGTAGGTGCGTAGTTCATTTATGCGATAGTAAAGATGTTGTGAGTAATATATGGGGTTATGTTTCTAGGGGTAAATTACTTCTTTCTAGAGCCAATGATACATTTAGTGGTTGTAAGATTGTAGCAGATACTTATAGGGTTAGGAAGTCAACACAGTTGTTGCCTAGTTCATATAAAAGTGAGGCAATACTTAATAATGACTTAGAAGTGTTTTGTGCTATGTTTGATAACTCTGTTGGGTTTATTAAGTCTGGGTTAAGGTCAGACTATAAAATATTTATTAGTATGTTGGAAGATACATGCATTGACTACTTTGTAGGACTCAAATCTTCTACGCTCACTATTAATTTTAGCTTTAAGACTAAAGAGGATTGTATGAAGATATGTAATTACATAAATGGTAAGAATTTTGGTAGTTCAGATTTCTTCGGACTCACCTATTATGGGTATAATGATTTTTCATTAGAGTTTTTCTTCTAGGGTGGCATAGATGGGTTATTTTAATATTATAGATTCACTTAGTGATAAAAGAGTAGATGAAGGTATGATTGACTCTATATCAAAAAACAGTTCATCTGTTAGTGGTGATAAGTTACTTAAAGCATTGTTGGACTGTGATATACAAACTATACCAAATAAAAATCTAAAGTCTACTACGTCTTTTTATAATAAATCACCTTTTAGTGAGGTTGATTTGATTGTTAAGTATGAAAAACTACCTAGCAATGATGGTAGAAAATGTTATATCTATCATTTAACTAAAGGTAAAAAGCATTATATTTCGATTTCTGCATCTTCTTATAATAATAGTCTTGATGGGTTATCTAGACTATTTATTTACGAAGCAAAAGATGAGAGTGTTGTAGATTCTATTTGGGATTTCGTAGATAAAAATAGATTAATTTTTGATATGGATGATATGAATTCTGGTTTAAAGGGTTGTAATACCGTTGCTAATACATATCGTGTGTTTGGTAGTAAATTATTATCAGATGTATATGGTACTGCTAGTACATCATACATTTTAAAAGACATAAAAGAGGTCTTAGGTGCATTATTTAAGAGTAGTGTAGGGTTATTTAAGTCAGATTATAAAGGTTTTAAATACGATTCAGATATGGGTGAGTTAGCATCTTCATGTGTTGATTACAAGATTAGATTTGATGAAGATGTGCTTTATATTACATTTAATTTTAAAGACGCCGAAACTTGTAAGAGAATATATACTCTTATTTGTGAGAATCGGATTAGGAGTAATCAATTATATTCATTATATTTATCTGGTAATACAGATATTGGTTTAGAGTTTTATGTTTAGTTGGTGGTATGATGGGTTATTTTAATATTATAGATTCATTGAATGATGTTAAAGTTAATGAGGGTATGACAGAGTCTATACCTAAGAATAAAAACAAAGATAGTGATAAGTTAGTTAAGGCTTTGTTAAGTTCTGATATAGATTTCATACCTGATAAATATATTAAATCTGAAAAGTCTTTCTACAATAGGTCAAGTTTTAGTAAGGGTTTTGAAGACAATGTTATTAAATGGACACGTAATTTAAAGAATAAAAATCCTAATGGTGGAAGACTTTGCATGATTTGTCTTGGTGATGGTAACCGTTTTCTTATGGTTTCTGAGGTGCGTGATTTCACCGATTTATGTAGGTGTTTTATTTTTAAGGTGCCAGATGAGTCTACTATGGAATCTCTTTTTGAATCTGCATGTGAAGGGAAAATGGTTTTTGATATAAATAATCCTAAGTTAGATGGGTGTAAGCTGATAACTGATACGTATTGTACTCAGGGTGCAGATTTTGTTGACATTGATACAGGTAGAAAAGTTATTACCAATTATACACGTATATTAAATGATACTGTGCTTGTTATGGAATATATGTTTAATACTCTTATTAAAAGGTTTAAACGTAGCTATGGAGATAAGTATGAATATGTTGTTGGGCAGATAGCTGATTTATGTGTTAATTTTGATGTTTCAATCACAGATGATGGGTTTGCAGTTACATTTGATTTTGGTGGGGCTAGAAATTGCAATAAAATAGAAAAACTTCTTATAGCTAACATGAGAGGTGCTTTTTGTTATATTCAGAAAGATGGTAAGAGTAAGATTAAATTAAGTTAGTCATGGGGTGGTTATATTATGTATAGTAAGAGTATTGGTACAATTTTAGAGGGTTTACATGATACAAGGGATTATGTAAGTGTTACTGAATCTGTTTCATTAATTAAAAGCATTGTAGATAAAGACTTAAAAACATTGTCTAAATGTAATATTAAAGGTGATACTAACTTTGGTAAACATAGTAAGTATTATTTAAATGTGATGAGGGGAGTTAATAAAGGTGATTTTAGTGAGTTACATTTCTCTAATGGAACATATGTGAAAGCATACACAAGTGATAAATCAGTTATGTTATTATTAAGTCATTTAGTTGATATTTCTCCTAAATCTCATTATATGAGTAACTCATTTATTCGTTATGAGTTTGATAGTAAAGAGACAGCATTGAGTTGTTTTAAAGAGTTAGAAGGTAGTAAATATTCTTCTGTAGATGATGCATTGAATAATACTTATGATATCGTCATGACATATAATGGTAAAGACGTAGAGCGTCATGTTGGTACTGAGAGTGGTAAAGCAAGTGCTAGTGCTGGTGCTAGGGTAGTTTCTGCATTACAAAGTGTGTTTGATGAGTGGGTTAATACTGAGCATGGTAAATCTGTTGAAAATTTACCTGTGTTACATGATTGTTATATTAATGGTGATGTAGATTATATTTCTAAACATAAAATTCCTATATTAGAGGTGTATGTAACCTATTATATGGAAGATAAAACAACTGTAGATGCGTTTATACATATCTTTGGCTCTAGATTAAATGGGTATTATAAAGTTGATAAGGATAGCGTTGTAATTACGTTACCTAGTGGTATTAGATAATGAATAAAAGAAATAGTATACTTGAATCCTTGTCAGAGGGTATGTTAAACAGTACTAATCAGATTAATAGTGTAAAACATACTAAAATTGGTGATAAGTTTGTTAAATACATATCTAATGTTAGGGACGAGTTAGATTATGATGGCTTTTATGGTTTTGTGAGTACATATGCTACAAATTCAGCTAGTAAATATACAAAAGTATTGAGTGGTTATAATAGACTTAACTGTTTTAATGACTATTGGAGCATTGAGTGTGGTGATTGTGAGATACGTATTAAGACAAATAATGAGGATGAGATATATGTATTTGTAGACAATCCATATTCTAATGAGAATACAGAAACACAGGTTAGAGACAACAATATATTAGTGTATAAAGGTGATTTTAGTGTACTTATAGAAGGTATCGTTGTTGATATGGTACAGAGTATAGATGGCAGATGTAGTACTATTGATAAATATGTAGATTTAATTACGGATTACTTAAAAGAGGAAGGGTATACGTATATCGGAACAACATATGGAATAGATATGTCTGCTAGTGGGAATACTGAAATCATTTTAGAAGAACAATATTCTTTACTTTGTGTTTGTGTTGGCGATGAGTTTTATGGGGCATTTACAGATGATATACTAGGTACTGTGGTAGATGCAAGTGTTGATGTGTTTGTAGCTAAATTATACTCTAAGTTGAAGCTACCAACATTGGGTTGCAGGTTGACAATTTCATTTATATCCTCTAAGGAAGCTAAAAGTGTGTTAAAGATGTTAAAGGGTATTGGTGTTGATTCTTGTGTAAATAGTCTTAAAGTAGTTGGGACTTCTTTGGTTATTGAGGTGTACTAATGAATACTAGGAATTCTATATTAGAGTCATTATCTGAAGGCATGCTTGCTAATAGTTTCAAGTCTAATGGTACATCTCTTAAAGCCTTTAAAGATTTACTTAGTGGGGATATACCTGATAGTACTGCTTTATTTGTTATTGGTATAGATTTTAATGTAAATAATAATTATAAGACATTTTTAAAGTCAAAACGTAATCTTGATAAGAAAACAATATTGTCAAATGTGTATAGGATTGCTGATGACTTATTGTTAATAGAGTTTAAGTATATGAAATTGCCAGTATGTCTAATGGTTACTTTTAATAATGGTGATTCATTTGATGTTGCTTGTGATAAGTTAGAGGTGGCATTTAATTCTCCTGTGGATAGGGCAAGGGATGTAATTTCTAATTTAACATCTTATGATGTAGTTGGTACTACATATAATACAACTAAAGGTAATGGTACATTCTGTGTTGAGGCATCTGAAGTTATAGAGTCATTCTTATACTGGTATTATAAGAGTGAATCTAATAAAGGTGTTAAGCGTTGTTGTATTGACAGTGAGTTATACAAGCATGTAACTATTACAGGCATTATCTTTAAAAATTTGTGCTTTGGTAATACATCAGATTTACAAATAGATGTAGTGTGTTCTATTAATAGTGATGAAGATAGTAAGGTACGTGATTTAGTAGATACATTAAATACTCCTATGAATATGTTCGCACATATCAATAGTGGTTCACTTATCATTAGTTTATTGTTAAAATCATAGATTTTTATTAGTTTATTAGTTTATTTGTTATATAATATTGTGTTTACTTTTTTATAATGGTGTGTATTAATGAATAAAAGAAATAGTATATTGGAGTCATTATCTGAAGGTATGCTTTCTGTTAATAGTTCTAGTAAGAGTTTTATGGACATTGTTAAGGGGAAATTGCCTAAAGGTGTTGAAGTTGAGTGTGATAATGGCATTAATTTCAAGATTCCTAGTAAATATGCGAGTGTATTGACAAAGAAACATAAACCTTTGAAGAGGTTTGGAAAAGTCAATGTATATAAAATAGGTGTTCATGATAAAGATAGTGGTGCATTATTAGTTGAGTTTACAGATACTCCATTACCTATAAATGTGTGTTTGATGTTTAATTCTCTTTCTGATAGATTCGATGTTGCTTGTGATAAATTACAGACAGCCTTTATTGGAGGTGTAGATAGAACTGTTACATTAGCTGAGTCTTTAGGGTATTTAAAAATTGGAATAACATATAATACAGTTAAGGGGAATGGTACTTTTTGTACTGATATTGTAGATGTTGTTAAGTCTTTTATTAATGCTTATGGTAGTGGTAAATACGAGAGTGATTTACGTAAATATTTAATTGATAGTGATTTATATAATTATGTTACTCCTTATAACATTGTATTCGGAAGTTCACTCATGCTACATAATAAGCCTAATTTACGTTTAGATTTGTTTTTTAAGATTCAATCTATGGATAATGTTAGTAAGATTGTGGATACGTTTAAAGATGAGCATATTTCTATTTATGGTAATTTTGCAATAATCACTTTATTATTAAAGGGTTAGAAATAGTAGTTTATTTGTTATATAGTAATGTGTTTACTTTTTATAAAAAGAGGTATAGTTAATGAAAAAAGTTTTAGAAGCTTTAGATAATGAAAGTACAGTAGTACAGTTAGGTGAGTACATTCATGATACAGTAGAGATTGAAAATGTAGTACGTGATGCATTTGATGGTAATACTAATGCTATTGATGTGACACTTGAAGATAATGCTTTGACAGTTAAAGTATTATCTGATACAGAAATGGGTGAAGAAGTTTCTGATTCTGTATTGTCTTATTTAGAGGATAAAGCTAGTTTTGATTATGAATGTGAGTTCAACACAAGTAGTGTTCGTGTGGCTGGTGAGCAGTACATTCAATCAACTATTAATATCACTGCTACAGATAGTACTGTTGAGAAACGTAAGGTAGTAGAGTCTGTTGTTAATGAGTCACTCTCTGTTTCAGATATTATGAGTAGTGATGCATTTTCATTGTCTTTTGAGATTTTAAAAGAGATTAAGTCAAGTAGTAAGCCTTTCTTTAATATGAATACGTTTAATTCAGTGGTTGCCGACCAAGTTGCAAAATATATTTGTGGTTTAGAATCTTTTGCTGATGTACTTGATGAATACAAGTATGAGTTAGTTGATGGTGGATGTTCAGTTTCTGTAAAGCCTAATGTTTCATTTGATTTCAAGGATAGGTCTTATCAGTATCAAGCAATGATTGAGTTAAATGTTGGTGATTCTTCTATTATTAAAGAACTTATCATTAGTTTGAAGTCTAATGTAAAAGATTTTGTTAAAATTCAAAATAAGGGTAATACAGTTTATATCGCAACTAAGTTCTTTTAATTAGTTGCAAATTTTAAGTATATTAATGTATAATGTATTTATAGTGATATGTTAGTCCACGTAAGATATTTCAGAGCATACACTAGATATTTTTAATGTACATAAGAAAGAGGTTCATAACATGAATAAAGTTGAATTAGCAGAAGTATTGGTTAATAAAGAATTAGTAGGTACTAAAAAAGTAGCTGTAGAGGTTGTAGAGACTTTGTTTGACACAATCACTGAAGAAGTTAAAAAGGGTGAAAAAGTGTCTATTCATGGTTTTGGTAGTTTTGAGCAAGTAGTACGTTCTGCTCGTAAGGGACATAATCCTAAGACTGGCGAAGAAATTACTATTCCAGAGAAAAAAGCACCTAAATTCACAGCGTCTAAAGTATTGAAAGAATCTGTTAACCAATAATATAAGGGTGGTTTAATGGGAATTTTAAATAGTGCTAGTGTTAGCATTACAGAAGCTTTATTAGAGAAACGTAGGTCTATTAATGAGAATGTTAAAGAGACTGAGTTTGAAAAAGAAGCCAAAGAAGAATTTGAGGAAGATTTAGATAATCAAGAGGTTATTGAGGGTTCTGAAAATTCCGATGAAGAGGAAGAAGTTACAGAGGGTAGTGAGGATAAAGTATCACCTGTAAATCTTATTATTAATGCTAACTATCAAAAGTTAGTCGGTAGTAAGTACTTCTTTGTACCTGATACTGAAAATGATAATTTTGAAGAGTATTCATTCTTTGTTTACGCATTGACTAATGATGGTGTTGGTGACGAATCACAGGGTGTAAGTGATGTTACAAAAGTTGTAAAACGTGTAACTAAAAAATTCTGTGGTGATAGTCTTAATGATTATACAGGGCCTGATGTTAATAGGGTTAAAACTAAAGAATCAGATATTCTTAAATTTAAAGTTACCTATAAGGTATCTAAATAAGGTATATTATGCAAGAGAGTGTAGATTAAGTTCTACACTCTCTTTTTATTTTATACTTGTAATATTTTGTAAAGTTGGTTATAATTAGTGTGTAAAAGTTCATATCATTGTTATTACAGTAAAGGAGATTATACGATGAGTGAATATAGCCAATTTCAATTAAAGCAATATTCTGATGTGTTTGATAAGAAAGTAGTTGAGGATTACTTATATCTTATGGGTACGAGTGGTGCGTATAACACTGCTATCCGAGGTTGTGGTTCTCAGTCTATTTTTGAATCTACATTCTTAAATGGTGGTAGCAGTGATAAGATTGCATCACATTATCGGTATTTTAGTGGTATTAATAACTACATTCAAGGTGCTATTGGGTATGGTATTTATAGGATGGATGTGTTTGATTTATTGTTTTTTCTGGCACAGGGAAGACGTAAGATTAAATTGGACTCATTTATTAATAATGTGTTTATTCGTCATCATAATATTCAACTACTAAATCACCTATATTATTTGTGTGATGGTGCTAGTATCAGTTATTCTGAGTATGAGAAGCGATTTGTAGGTATCTATATATCTTTATTTGGTAATGATGCTTATGAGGATAATACTGATTACTTTGATGATTTTATGGATACTACATATTCTTTGTTGTATACATTCTCTAAACGTACATCTGAGGTATTTTCTGATGAGACATTTGAAAAGTCTTGTGCTTTTAGCTTTAAGATTTACTTAACAACTAACATTAGATTGTTACAAAGTGATAAATATCAATCTAAGGGTGTAGAGTTTGATGCTTGTGTTGATTTATATTCTAATGTACTAGTACGTGCTAAGAAAAATGCTTTCGTTATGTCTAGGAAAGATAATACTGAAGATTTGGTTTCTTATATTAGGGACTATGAAAGTGTTAATGGTTCTAAATGCGTTTCTAATGATAGAACGATTTATAATTTCTTAGATACAATGTTTGACTATTTGGGTTTATTGTCTAAGCATAAAGAGTTTGTAGAGTCTATTATGAGTGGTGCTGATTTCAGTGAGTTAGATAGGGATTATAAATTACATAAGTATGGAATTACTGATGTAGATGAACTAATCAATGCTATTAATACTGAGTTGATTTGGGTTGCATTAGAGTTACCTACAGATTATGAAGATTATATTTGTGATGTACCATATGGTGTGTCTGATATCATAGAAGATGATGTTGAAGATGACGAGGTTGAAGATGGTGATGAAGATGATGAAGATTGTATCACTTCTAAGATAGTAGATAGCGGTAGTATTGTAGTTACTCCTGTTGGTACATTATCTTATGATATTGGTTTAGATACTGAGAGTGGCACTTCATTTGGTTATGATGTTAAACATGACTTTGGTAGTTCTGATGGTGCTATTAAATACGATAAATCAATGGTTCATTCTGTAGTGTATGCTATCATCTGTGGTGATATTGATTCTTCTAATTATAGAGACAGATTGTATGTTTCAGATGTATTATCTTTCGTTCAAGATATCGTTGATGTTTCTAGTGATATCACTTATGATTCTGTATTGAGTATTGTCAAAGACTTTGTATGTGGAGTTCTTTTTGATATCAATTAGTGATTATAAATAACATTATAATCTATGCAGATATGATGTAAGGAGTATAGTGTTACAAATGGATATGTTGGTTTTAATTAGTCAATTCATAGGCTTCATCGTATTAGGTACATTTATAATGTATGTAGTCATTGAAGTTGTAAGAGAAGCATATATTATGTTGTATGAATTGTTAGGCTCATTTAAGAATGATATAAAAGATATACACATAGGTGATAGTGCTACTAAAATATTGCTTATTTCGTTATATAATAAAGGCTATAGGTATGTACGTCTTTTGTATCATGAAGATGGTAAAAACTCATTACAGGTGGCAATTTCGCAAGATTTAGGGTATTGTGATGATGTGTATGTAGATGACTATATAGCTTTACAGTTATATAGTGCATGTGTTGCCGATACGATATCATATGCTATTAGTGATGTAATTGATAGATTATAGTTGTAGGGGTTAGATATGGATATTAAAGTGTTAGATTCTAAGTATATTAGTAGTTATGTAGTTAATTCTATGTTAGAAAAACATGTTATTAATGAGACTGAGTTCTTAAATGTGTTGAGTGCTATGAAAGAAAAGGCTAGAGTTGATTTTAATAAAGCACAAGAAGATAAAGAGAGTGCTAATGGTGAGGATTCCATTGTTGCACATGCTGAGTATGAAATCTTATCTGTTGTAGAGGCTGTAGCTAGGGAATATTTAACTAGTAATAAGTAGATAGTTACAATACCTAATTTATGTAGTAGGTTAACAATTATCTGTATGGTTATGCATAAATTGAGGTATTTTGCTCAGGCGAATATCTCAATTTTTTGTATATAAGTATAACTTTTGTGTATAATAGATTTTTATATGTTTAATGGGTTTACAATACAAAAGATGGGGGATTAAATTATGGCTTGTATAGATTATGGTGCTTATGTATTAAAAAATGGCACTATTGTAAATACTAAGTTTATGGAAGAGTTGTATGATGAAGAATTCGTAAAGGGAAAGACATTTAAACTTTGTACAGATGATGTATGGTTTTACAATCATGAAAAGACTCATGTAGATTACAGTGGTCATGGTGTTATTAAATTAGATGATACATATGGAATTGCTGTTTATAAGGGTAGTAGGGCATGGTTGTTCAAGGTAGTTGGTGATGTCATAGAAGTATGTGACATCCATCAATTATGTGGTAGATATGCTAGTGAGTATAGACATTGTGAGTACTTTCGTGGATATGGTTCTTGTGAGTTAGATGGTATTCATATTCTTGTATCTTATGGCGATATGAATAATGTGTATGGTAAGAATAATCAGTGGATTTATGAGTATGATATTAGCTATAAAGGTGAGTCTTATAAAATCATAAGTGGATATGATTATGGTATTCATATTACAAATTTAGATGGCACATACTTACATGAAGATTATATTCGTGCATTAGAATCTTATCAAACTCATTGCGTTAATTATCATGTTGATATGAGTTTATATGGTTACTCTTTTGGACATAATCCTTATGATATGTGGTATTACTATTCTAATAGACGTTATGAAGATAATAATAAGTTATCTTATAAGCGTAGGGATAAGATGCGTAAGAGAGCATTTAATAAACTTATGCATGGTGTGTACTCTTTTAGATTTAACGATGGATTTGTCTATAAGAAATAAAAAATTAAAAGTAGGGTTTTAGCGTATGGTATATTTAATAGGTGATATTCATGGTGATATTACACAGATAATGAAGGAAAATCTTCACAAGGATAACATTAAAGTTAAGCGTGGTGATACAGTCATTGTATTGGGTGACTTTGGTGTTATGTTTGCCGATACTGAACAGCATCGAAGTGCTTTAGATTATATAAGTAAGTTAGATTATAATGTGGCATTTATAGATGGCAATCATGAAAACTTTGATTATTTAAAATCACTACCTATTGCAACTAAGTGGGGCAATAAGGTACATAAACTTAATAACAGGTGCTTTCATCTTATAAGGGGAAACATATATAAGATTGAGGGGAATAAATACCTATGTTTTGGTGGTGCTAAGTCTATTGATAGAGAGTATAGGGAGTTAGGAGAGAGTTATTGGTTAGAAGAGGAACCATCTTTAGAGGATAAGTGTAGGTTACATAATTCTTTTAACGATATAGATAGTGTTGATTTTGTATTAACTCATACATGTAGCAATGCAACGCTACATAAAATGAAGAGGATTAAGCCTTTTAATGATAATTGTGAGACAAGGGACGTTTTAGATAGGATTGAAGAAAAGTTATCTAGTAGAGCATTGTGGTTCTACGGTCATTTTCATGTGGATGAGGTAGTCGATGAACAGCATATATGTTTAACCAATGAAACTGTATACTCTATTGAAAGGGATTTATCAGTAACTAGACATGAGCATTTGTTTAATTTCGATACATTTAGGTTCTTTGATTACATTTCATTGCAGCGTGTAAATCAGATGTTCAATAGCATAGGTAATGATAATATTGAGGAAGTACGAAGATTGTATAATAGTAAGGAGTAATACTATGTTACGTACAAATGATAGAAGTAAGACTATGGCTTTATATGTAAGAGATATATGTAATATGTCAGAGTCAGATGATTATGGGTATAGAGAGAATAATATCTATAGATGTAGTATACCTATAGGTGGTAGTTCTAATGTAGAGTTACAGTATGACTATGGCTTAGGTAGTGTAGAGATGGTTTTTAGTAATGGATATTCTGTTACATTACATAGAAGAGATAGGAATACTTATACTGCATCTGTATGTTATGGTTTAGATACAATCGATAATATTTTATGTAGAGATAGTTCAGATATTGATTATATTATTTTCATGTATCTTCTTTATAAAGTATATGTTAGTGTATGTGATATGTGTGGTGAGGGTGATGATAACTACGTTTTCACATATGATTGTGAGGAAGCTATCAATTTTGATGATATGTTCTATCATAGTATATCTTCATTGCATAAGTATTTTCTAACATTTATTAAGAGTGAAGAACTTGAAGATTATAAAACAGATGGAAAGAATGGTCTTAGTGTTTTTACATTTGAAGACAGTGTATATGGTTCTTTTGTTGTAGATTATATCCCATATACTTTGGGTGGACAAAAGAAAGACCTAATTGTATTTAGGTATAATGAGTTTGATAAGATATATTTCTATTATGACGTACTAAAGAGAGATTATGTAATAGAGAAGAATGATAGGGTTGTTAAGTATAGCAATATGTCATCTATTGTTAGGGATTTAAAATATTTGTTGCGTAAAGTTAATAGTTTGTCTGGTGGGAGTTTTGATAGTTCAATGTATTTAACATATAACCAACTGAATAGTACGTTATTTAGAATGATTTATAGTGTGTTGTTGTAGTTTTAATAGTGTATGGATATGCTCCATACACTATTTTTTATTTAGTTTATACATTTATGTTGAAAATTTTACATATTAGGGGTTTACAACAAAATGTAGATGTGGTATTATGATTTTGCAAGGAATATTACATAAGTTTACAACTTATGTAAACACTTCATTGTCATGTAGGGTAAGTGATAATGACATATACGCACACATCTTTGTAATATTCCTTGTATGTATATTTTTATTTCATTTAATATGAAGGGGTTTTATTATGAAATTACAAAAGAAAAAAACTTTACTAACTGGTTTGGTTATGGCATCTCTTGTTGGTAGTACAGCAATGGCAGCTGGTGTCGATAACACTGTAAATGGTGGTTTTGGTGCTGAAGCTTATGGTTATACAAATACTATCACTGCAACAGGTACATCAGCATTTTCTGTTGGTTATCAAAATGAAGTATCTGGTGCTAATAGTATTGCATATGGTCATAATAATAAAGCAGTTGGTTCAAATTCTATTGCTGGTGGTGAAAATTCCGAAGCAAAAGGTTATAGCAGTGTGTCTATTGGTTCTTCTGCACAAGCATTATCAGATTATAGCTATGCCATTGGTTCTCAGGCACGAACTAGTGGGGCTAACACTGTTGCTGTAGGTAATGGTTCATATGCAAGTAACGATAACGCATTGGCTGTGGGTTATGGTACTACAGCAGGTGGTAAAGACTCCATTGCTGTTGGCTCATTTGTTAAATCTAATTCTGATAACAATGTAGCTATTGGTACTTCCGTTACTACTAATAGTAATGATAGTGTTGGTATTGGTACCGCAGTTACTACTAAATCTAATAATAGTGTTGGTATTGGCAACAATGTTGTTAATAACCTTAGCAATAGTATTGGTATCGGTAACGGAGTTGCTACTGACTTTAATACTATTGGTATCGGCAATGGTGTTGAAACTAAGGTTCAAGACACTATTGCTATTGGTAACGGAGTAGTATCCAATGGCGAATCTTCAGTAGCTATTGGTAATGGTATTCATGCAGATGGAGTTAAAAGCGTAAACATTGGTACAAATGTATCAGCTAAAGGCGTATCTTCTATTGTTGTTGGTCGTGATACAGAGGTATCTGGTGATGATACTACAGTAGTAGGTGCTAACAATGGTACTGTTGGTGCTGACCAAAGTGTTGTTGTTGGTTATAACAACAAAGTACTAGATAACTCTAAAGAGCAGTTAATCTTTGGTGTAAATTCTCAAACTAAAGGTCAAGGCTCCGTTGTGGTTGGTTCTCATGCAAGTGCTACAGAGATTGATGCATTAGCATTAGGTAACAACACCATTGCCGATGTACAAAATGGTGTGGCTATTGGTACAAATTCTGTTACTGAAAGTCCTGTTGGTACATCTACGGTAAAAGACAATGCTACTGATATTCGTTTCTCTAACTCTACATTCGCAGGTGCTACACCTGATAGTGTAGTATCTTTCGGTACTCATGGTCGTGCTGGTGCTGGTGGTGTAACAGAATACACACGTCAACTTCAAAATGTTGCCGCTGGTAGAATTTCTGCTACATCTACAGATGCTATCAATGGTTCTCAGTTGTATGATACTGCACTAGAAGCTCAAAAATATAATACTGTAGTAGATGGTGTTAATACTACTGTTACATCTAAAGACAATGATTTTGGACGTAAGGAGTACAAAATCAATGTTAATAAAACATTAAAAGATATGGATTCTGTTGAATTTGGTAAGATTACTGATAATAATCGTGCTGTTATTGGTAAAGATGGTGTTCAGTTCTTTAATGGCAGTGAAAATATCAATGTTAAGCCTACAGGTATTCAAATTGAAAATACCGATACATTAACACAGGCTACATTCAATGGTGGTGGTATGCAAGCTAGTGATGATAATGCTACCATTCGATTCACTACAACTGATATTAGTGCTGGTGGTCAACAAATTCATGATGTAAAAGAGGGAACTAAGGATACAGATGCTGTTAATGTTAAACAGTTGAATGATAAAGCAAGTTCTCTAGATAAGGCTATTACATACAACACATTTAATATCAATAAAAATGCTGAAAAAATTGGTGAAAATGCTAATAACATCACTAAAAATGCATCTGACATTAAAGATTTAGGTAATAAGGTAGGAAAGAATATTGCTGATATTCAATCTTTAAATAATAAGATTGATGTTGTTGGTGAGGGTGCTGTAGTAAAAGCTAATAACTATACTGATAAACAAGTCGCTAAGGTTGGTGCTAATGCTGCCGCTTTAAGTGCCTTGCATCCATTATCTTTCAATGCTAATGAAAAGGTTGAGTATGCTGTTGGTTATGGTAACTATAAAGGTTCTAATGCTGTAGCAGTTGGTATGTTCGCACATCCTAACGAAAATACATTGTTATCTCTAGGTGCTACATTTGGTACTGGCGATAATATGATTAATGCTGGTGCTACATTCCGTATTGGTAAATCTTCTAAACAAGTTACTAATGCTAATACAGCCGTAGCTAAAGACGTTCAAGACTTAGCTAAGAAATACGAAGCTTTGGCTCAAAAATATGATAACCTTGTTAAACATTTAAATGCTGTTGAAGGTACTGATTTTGATGTAGAATATCCAGATGTACCTAAAACACATTGGGCATATGATTTTGTTAAAGATTTGTCTGATAAAGGTTTCTTAGTTGGTTACACAGATGGTACTTATAAAGGCGATAAAGCTATGACTCGTTATGAGTTCGCAACTGCTTTATATCGTGCATTACAACGTGGTGCTGTAATGGATGCTAACATGGTTAAAGCTATTAAAGAGTTTGAACCTGAATTGAAAGACGTAGAGAAAGCACAACGATTCGTAGTTGTACGTGAAAGTGGTTCTGATAATGAAATTCACAAAGTTGAACGTGTTCAAGTAAACACTCAATATGGTGAACATACATATCGTGATGCTTATGGTACAGAATTGAAATAATTTCATAGTCTTAAAAGAGTAGGTAGATAATACCTACTCTTTTTTATTTTGTAATTACAAAACTTTACAATACATAGTATATATGTTATATTAATAATAGATTAACTATGTTTAATGTGGTATCTTGTGAGAGGTGATTGAGTGTGAAAGATAGATATGTTAATAAAGCTATTGTAGGTATGATTGACAGTGTAGATGATGTAACAGATACAATGTGTAACATTTTAATACATGGCATTAATAGGAAGTTTCTAGTGCCTAAGTGGTGGACTGTTGCTAATAAGGTAGTAGTTTGTTTTAAAGGGTTTCAATTTAGAAATAAAAAGTTGGAATCAGATTATCTAGTCATACCTATTTCTGTTTTGCAGAATATAAGGTCTAAGAAGTATATTGTTGGGAGTGATGTATCTAGTGTATTATCTAATGTTGATACATCATATCTAGTAAAAGAAATAAATATGAATTATATTGAAAACTACAGTTAGGAGATTATATGCTAAGTCAAGAGTTACGTCCTAAGACATTAGACGATATGGCTGGTCAAGAAGAGGCTAAACGTCTAATAAAGGCGATTATTAAAAACCCAGAAAACGCACCTAAAGTGTTATTATTTTGTGGTAGCTTTGGTACTGGTAAATGTGTTACAGGTGATACAAGAGTTCATACTAGTGATGGCTATAAAAGAATTGATGAATTAGTACAAAACCCTGAATATGATGAAGAGGGGTTTATGGATATATCACCTCAGAATATTAAAGTTGTTGGTAGTACAGCTACACATTATTACTATGGTGGTAAGAAAAAGGTAGTTGAGATTAGTTCACCTAGCTTTAAGGTTAGGGGTACATATAATCATAGGGTTAAGGTGTATGGTGGTAAGGGAGGTTTACAGTGGAAAAAGCTTAAAGACATTACAACAGATGACTTTGTTGCTATTCCGTTAAAACATGATATCTTGTTTGATAATAAATCTAAAACTTATGAGTTCATGAAAGAGGATATCTCAGAAAGAGATAAGGGGTATTTCTTAGGGACTTTATTTTTCAATATATTGTCTTATGGCTATGTGAATGATTACTACTTTGATGATATCATCATAGCATCTACTAATGTTGAGTATCTTTCAAAAGGTTTAAAAGAGGATTACTATAGTATAGTAGATAATAAGGGTATCTGTATTAAGACTAGTTTAAGTAGGTATATAAAAGACTTCTTTACAGATGTTGTTACAATACCTGAATTTGTATTTTCATCAAATAGAGAGTTTATTTGTGGTTTCTTGTCTGTTGTATGTGAGTATTATCGTAAAGGGTTTGAATTTAAATTTGGTAATTTCACAGAGAGTGTGGCAAGAGATTTACAACAACTATTCTATTTACTTGGTATTGTTACACGTGTTGATGCTGTTAGTGGTAGTTTATATGACTTAAAGATAGCAGATTCTGCCAGTAGACATAAAGCTTTTGAAAGTTTATTTTCTGATTTAGGGTCGGTTCGTTACTTTTTTGAGGGCTGTGTTAATTATAGATGTAGTAAGTTAAAAATACCTAATGATGAGTATACAAGGTTTATTGCTGATAAGATGTATCAGTTAATTAAAGATGGTAATAACTTAAATAATTTACCACTATCTATTTATATGCACATGAGAGAAAGTGACTTTAGATTTATTAATAATAAGAGAACTAAAACTATGTCAGTAGATTCTTATTATAAGTTAGTTGGGGTTGCTCAGGTTCTTGGTATAGATGTTAATAAGAATAGAACTATTAAGGGATATAGTCAACTATTAGAAGATTATATGTTTGTTAGGGTTTCTTCTAAGAAAGAATTGTATAATGAGTATGACGTATATGACTTGACAGTTGAGGGTACACATACGTTTACAGCTAATGGGTTGATTAATCATAATACGACTGCATCACGTATTGTTGGTAGGGAGTTAAATAATATTAAAGATGATAATTATGATTTATTAAACTCACCTTTCTATTATGAGTTTGACTCTACTGTCGTAGGTAATGTAGAAGAGATTAAAAAACTACGTGATATCTTTACTGTTTCATTTGGGGATTATTGGAGAATAGTCGTCCTTGACGAATGTGTTCATTATGATACTAAAATACATGTAATGGATGAGAATGGTAATAAGTTTGTTTATAGTATTGGTAGACTTGTTTCTAAAAAACCTAAAGGTTGGAAAGCATTATCTGTTGATGATAGTGGTAATTTCTCTTATAAGCCAATACTTAATTTCTTCAATAATGGTAAAAAAGATTTCTATAAGGTTGGGATAGAAGTTTCTAGGATGGGGAGTCTTAGTAGAGTAAATAAGTATACTAGGAATGTTGTTTGTACTGAAAATCATAGATTTTTTGATGATAACTTCAATGAGGTGTATCTTAGAGATTTAAAAGTTGGTGATGTTGTATCAACTTATGAGGATTATGGTAATAACAGGGCTTTAAAGAGAGCAATAAAGAACTTAAATACTGAATATAACTTAAATGATGACGTTATTTCATTTTTACGTGGTTCAGCATTAGGTGATGGTAGTTTAGATGTTCTTAGGTCAGGTTCTTTGCGGTATAAGTTTACTCAAAGTATTAAGCATGTTGATTACTATGATGTTGTAAAACATATTTTAGGTGATTTATATTGTTGCGAAAGAGTTAATAAGAGTGGATATGGTGGTAAAGATATTTTAACTGTAACTTCTTGTGTATGTGTTGAATTTAAAGATATTTTTTCTAGTCTTTTTGTTGATGGTAAGAAGAGAATAACTAGAGAATATTTAGACTCACTAACACCTTTATCTATTGCTGTATGGTATATGGATGATGGTTCTTTAATTCATCATTGTGGTAGAGAGAGTTCAGTTGCACTATCGACTCATTCTTATTCTAAGGAAGAAAATCTAATCATTATAGATTACTTTAAAGAAGTTTATGATATACACTTTAAAATGGGACATGATAAGAGGTGTGATAAGTATTATATTTATGTGAGTCAGAAATCTGATAGATATAAATTTTTATCTTTAGTTTCTGATTATATTATAGATTTATTTCAGTATAAATTGGGGAATAATTTTAAATGTAATAATAGATTAAAAGATATAGTTCCCATAGAGCGTATAGACTATAAAGGTGATTTCAAATTTGTAGGTAAAGGTGTCATAAAATCTATAACACCATATAAAGATTCACATGTTAGTGCTTATGATATTGAGGTTGCTGATAATCATAACTATATAACAAGTGGTGGTGTTATATTACATAATTGTCATACTGTATCTGCTACTGCCCAAGCCGCTATGCTTAAAATGTTTGAAGAGACTAAAGGTAAGACGATTTATATTCTAGCGACTACAGACCCTCAAAAGTTACTACCGACTATACGTAGTAGGGCATTAGAGATTAATTTCAATGATGTTCCAGTAGAGGCTATTGTAGATAACTTAACTAAGGTATCAGATGATAGAGGTTTAAATCTTTCTGAAGAGATTAAGTTGTTGATAGCTGATAGGTCTGGTGGTCATATGCGTAATGCACATATGTTACTAGATAAGTACATTTTATTGGGTGAGGAAGATTTCAAGGATAGTATTAAGTCATCTGTAACATTATTCTGTGATTATCTAATTGCTACGTATAAGAATGATAAAGATGCTGTATTATCTAATATCAATGATTTATTAAGCATACCTAAAGATAACCTACAGTCTGATTGGTCTATTGTAATGACAGAGAGTTTACGTTCTTTCTGTGGATTTGAGTGTAGGCATAAAGATATTAAGAGATTGGTAGATACATATGGGAGTGATTTCAATATCATTGCTCAGTGCTATATGTCTACATGGGTTAAAAATATGTTCATTGATATACCATATACACAAGCTACATTACTTAACATGTATAAGGTTGTGCAAGGTGCTTTAGAAAAGAAACGCTCACAGAGTGGTGTTGGTTCTGTTCAATCTGTAGCTAGTAAGTATGGAAGACCTGTTAGGTGATAAAGTTTAGTAAATTTTTGTAATTAATACTTGCATATGTTTAGTGTTTGTGTTAATATATAGTCAAGGGTTAGGTACAGCGTATAGTATGTACATAACAACACATAGTCTACATGATTTTTTTCACTCCTATGTTGTACCTAACTTAGTAATAATTATCAAATGTAAATAAAGATGCGTACAGCAATATTAAACATATCTGCCAATCCATTAGATACAAGGCATCTTGTTACGTAAAAAATTATATTTTAAAGACTCATACAGCTAATTTATGTTGGGTATACATTAATTGAGTCTTGTATAAAATATAGTGATAAAAGTTATATATAGTGGAGTAAAAGTTATAAAAGACTCATACAGCAAACCTAAAATTTTTATGCTTTGGAAAATAAAAACGAATGAGTCTTGTTCATAATTTAATCTCCTTTTAAATAATAGACCCATACAGCTATTATCTTTATGGTAAATGAGAAAAAAGAACTATGGTAGATTATGCTACTGTTAGACTGAACCACTTCTTGTGCTAGTATAAGGTCATATCACAATTTTATATAAGATTTCTATTGATTTGGGTCTGGTATTAAAAAAATCGTAGTTTGATTGTATAATCTTAAAGATAGTGTAAGTGGTATGATTTAGCATAAGAGGTGGTTTTTTATGTCTGAAAATAATGAAAAAGAGACAAGTACATTAAAAGAGACATATACATTAGATGAAATTCTAGAGACAAATGCAGTAGGCTTTGAGGCAACTCTTGAAGAGATAAGTAATTGTATTTTCAAGAAAGATTTTGAGAGTATTATGAATCTACCTGAAAACTTTATTATTGAGGGTTTGTCTTATAATGAGATGCATAATAAACTGTTAGGCTACTATATGTTTCAATTAACAATTTTTACTGAGACTTATAGTGGAACTAAAGATTTACTAGCTTTTCTTAAAGAGTTACGTAATATGATAGAGAAGTATGCTAAACTCTTTACAGATAGATTATTAGAGGTAGGGTTAATTCTACCTAGTTACGTTCATTAATTACAGAGGAGATTTGTTATGAATGATTTTATGGAATTACTAAAAAACAATGTAAAGACTACAACTACAAATGGTGCTGTTTCTTATAAAACAACAGGTAGTGCTTTGTTAGATTTAAACAACTCAGTACCTTTGTTGCGTAATAAAGCTATTGAGTATTTATCTAATAGTAATTTAATTGCATTAGATACTATTCTTTCTTTATTTAAAGAATCAGTTATGGAAGATGCTAACTACACAATGAAGTGGTTGATGTATCTACGTGATATTAGTGAGGGTTTAGGTGAGCGTTCTTCTTATCGACTAATTCTAACTGAGATTGCTAGTAATGTGCCTGAGTTAGTTTTTGCGTTGTTACAAACTAAAAAATTACAGGAATTAGGTCGTTTTGATGACTTGATTTATGTGTGGGATAACACAACAAATGAAAATTCTAAAGGCTATATTTTTAACTATTTAAAATATCAACTAAGTGAAGATATTTTATTAGATAAGAGTGGCGAAAGCATTTCATTGTTGGCTAAGTGGTTGCCATCTGAAAATACTACTTCACGTAAAACTAAAAAATTAGCTACTAGATTTAGAAAAGCTTTGGGCATGTCATCTAAGTCTTATCGTAAAATGCTATCTACTTTACGTAAGAACATTGATGTGGTTGAACGTAAAATGTCTAACAATCAATGGGGCGAGATTAATTATCGAGGTGTTACTTCTAAGGCTAACCTAGTTTATCGTAATGCGTTTATCAAACATGACTCTGAAAGACGTTCTAAGTATTTAGAAGATTTATCTAATGGTAATGTTAAGATTAATGCTGGCAAAATGTACTTATATGACATTATCAGTAAGTATAAAAATAGATGGGATATCGAGTTTGATGAAACATTAGAGGCTTTGTGGGATGCTCAGGAAGTACCTAAAGATTATAGTGATATCTTGGTGGTACGTGATGGTAGTGGTTCTATGACAACTAGTGCTTTTGGTACAAATGTTTCTGTGTTAGATATTGCTGATGCATTGACAATTTATACTACACAGCATAATAAATCTGAATACTATAAAGATAAATTCATTACATTTAGTGATTCACCAGAAGTTGTTGATTTAAGTAAATGTAATACGTTAAGTGATAAGCTTTCTGTGTTAGATGAGTATGATGATTGGTCTACAACTAATGTTGAAAGTGTGTTTGACTTAATTCTAGAGACTTCTATTAAGAATAAAGTAGATGCTAAGGATTTACCTAGTACTGTTTTGGTTGTATCTGATATGCAGTTCAATTCTGCTATGGGTACAAGACCAGACAATGATACTTTATTTGAAAAGATTGCTAATAAGTTTGAATCAGTTGGCTACAAGTTACCTAAGTTGGTATTTTGGAATGTTTCTTCTTATAATAACACAGTACCATTACAGAAAAATGATAATGGATTGGTTATTATGAGTGGTTTCTCTAAAAATAATATCGATATGATTTTACATGATAACTTAGACCCATTAGAAGTTCTAAAGGCTGAGTTAGATAGTAAATATAGCTTTATTGATACAATTATTAGTAAGTCTTAATAATTACATATAAATAATAATGAAAAGTGTAGATATTTAATATCTACACTTTTTATGTTATAATGTTAGTTAGTAGTTACATTTTCTTTTTAACAGTCTATATTTAGATTATGGGGTATAAAATATGGCTTTACAACTTTATGAAGATGATTTGTTAGATGAAGAGGTGCTTTCTACTAAGTTAATTACATTAGCTGAGATTATAGTAAGGAAGCATTTCTATGCCAGTAGAGAGGATAAAGAGGATTTAGTTTCTATTGGTGTTTTAAAAGCTGTGAGGATGATTCATAGTGATAATTTTAGAAGTGATAAGGGGAATTTATGTACATTCTTATACACAGGTATGCGTAATGATATGCATAATTTCCTATATCATAAGAATAAGTTTGATACAGTAGATTTTGATACAACTTTTGATGATGGTGGTAGTTTAGATTATTATTTTGAAGATGAGGTAGCATCTGTTGATTATAGTCTAGTACATTTAATCTGTATGAGGTTTAAGTGCTTTGGTGATGCTTTAGAGGATAAAGTTATTACAAAGCTTAAATCTTATGGATTTAAATTAGATGGTTATATTTCTCATAATGTTGGTAGTCAACTAAAGTGTAGTAATGATATTGTTAATCGTGTTGTTGGGTTACTCTTTTGGGAAATGAGACAGAGAGAGTTGAGTTCATTATTTAAGGATGGGGTATTATGAGTTCTTATGGTTCTATTTCTACAATCACTATGAGTGATGAAGAGAAAGATTTATACGCTGAGTATTTGAGTGTTTCTATTGGTAATCCTGTTCTAGAGTTTGTTAAATATATGTTGGGCGATGATTATTTAAAATTCATCGATATTTGTAGTGGTACAAATTTTAATATTCCTAGCAATAAAGCTTTAGAGAGAGGAATTAATAATGTTAAGATGTATGCTTATGTTAAGAAGTGGAATTTCTCTAATGCATCTATTGTAAATGCTGGTAATATTTATAAAAAGACAGAGTTAGCTACAAGACGTATTGTGTTGTCAGTTGCCAATGCCTTAGGTGTTAAAGATACACTAGAGGGTGAGGCTTTAGTTAATTTTGTAGAAAATATTGAACCATATGCTGTTAAGAAGAGTGTTGAGACTTCATCTGACAGTGTATGTTGTGATAAAGATACTTCTGAAGTGTCAGAAGAGGGTTAATTTTAAAAGAGTAGGTAATATAGTTATAATATGGTATCTCCTATGGATAATAACGATTTAATTTCTATCTTAGCTAAAGGTGAAGAAGATGAGATTAAACAAGATGATACTAAAGATAGTCAAATAGGTAGTGAAGATACAGAAGATAATGATGATAATAATAGCACTTCATTAAAGACAACAATGTCGGCTATGGATGTGTTAGATATTGAGGATGGTTCTAATCATAGTACAACAGGTATATCTAGTGGTAGTGGTGATGTTAGTCAAGATTTAGAGAATTGGATTGATGGTAAGGATTTAGCACCATCTGATGATTTAAATCGTTTTGTAAGTGCTACTGATGTAAAGTTTAAATATGGGTTAACACATAACACATTAAATAACTTTACATTGATGGCACAGTTACAAAAGTTTCTAGATACATCTAATGAGATTTTGTTTAGTGAATCTGCCGCTATGAACCTTTCTCCAGAGGAGTTAGAGAGTAGGGTTAGGATGGCATTTACAATGTATGCTGAGTTATCTAGGATTAATCAACGTACAGCATTAGCACTGGAAGAACAGCGTAGAAAATACAATGATGGTTCTACTGATATTGATAAGCTTTCATTGTTGTTATCATCTGTACCTAGCGATAAGTTAAAAGAAATTTTATATGCGATTACAAAGTCAAAGGACTGATATATGAGTAATGCTAGATTAGAAGATTTATTAGGCGATTCTAGTTCATATACCGCTATGACTGATAAGGAAAAAGACTATTTTGTAAAACTTCTACAAGAGGAGATGCAACGTAGGGAAGATAGTGGTAGAGTTGAACAGGTTAGAGATATAGTTAGGATTGAGGATTGGATTAATTCTGACTATTATGTTGGTTCTGACCAGAAGAACATATATCCATATTGGAAAGACTTTATAGTTGATATTTTTAGGGATACAAGAAAAGACGATGAAAAGATTAATTCCGTCATATTAAGTGGCTCAATAGGTATAGGTAAGAGTACCGTTGCTGAATTAATCATGATGCGTAAGATGTATGAGTTATCTTGTTTTAGAAATATCAATGCTATGTTCAATCTGATGTCTAAGACAAATATTATGTTCTTGTATTTTTCCGTTAATCAGAAACAGGCAGAACGTACTGGTTTTGGTGAGTATAGGGCATTGATTGATAACTCACCTTATTTTAACGAAAACTTTCAAAGGAATCCTAGACTTAATTCTTTGCTAGTATTCCCTGAGGGGATTTCATACGCTTATGGTTCAAGTGCTAATGATAGTATAGGTATGAGCGTTATATGTTCCATGCTTGATGAGGCTAACTTTTTAGGTGGTGGTGGGCCGTCTAAGGATAGTGAAAAGGCTACTGATTTATATGCTAATATCGTGAATAGGTCAAATTCACGTTTTATCATAGATGGTGGTGTCAATCACTCATTAAATATTTTGGTATCATCAGCTACATATGAAAACTCAGCTACTGAACGTCAAATTAGGTTGTCTAGAAATGACCCTCATACTATAGTTGCCGCCCCTGCTCAGTGGGATGTTAAGCCTAAGAACTTTAGTAAGAAGTTCTTTTATGTATTTAAGGGTTCTAATTACTTAGAGGCTAATATAGTTAATTCTACAGATGATGTGAATAACTATAGGGTATCTGAGGGTATGTCTAGGCACAAGTATATTGATGGTTTAGAGGATTATGAATCCATTAATAAAGCTATAGAAGAGTTACCACCTCATATGCAGACTAAGTTCTTAAAAGTTCCTGTAGATTTGAGGAATGGCTTTGAGGCAAACCTATTGCGGTCTTTACAGGATATTGGCGGTGTATCTACAGGTTCACAAGGTAAATTATTTAGTTCACCTATGGTCTTGCAAGATTGTATAGATGTAAATAGACATCATCCATTTGTATCAAAAGAGATAGTAATATCTACAGGTGATGATATTAATGTTAAAGATTATCTGAGGGATGATTTTAGGTTAAAGTATCCTGAAAGGCCTAGATATCTTCATATTGACCAATCATTTAGGACGGATAGCACTGGCATATCATGTGTCTATGTTGATGATATCGTAGAGGAAGATGGTGTTAAAAAGCCTGTATTTGGTGTTGATTTTATGTTACGTATTAATCCACCAAAGCCACCTAAAAAGATAGCGATTTATAAAATACGTAACTTTGTTATTTATCTTGTAAATGTTATCGGAATGAAGATAGGTAAGTTGACATATGATATATTCAATTCTGAAGAGTCTAGACAGATTCTAGAGGAAATGGGTTTCAATGTAGGTTATTTATCTGTAGATAGAACAGATAAACCTTATCTAGACTTAGTAGAGATAATGTATGAAAAGCGTATAAAACTATATGATTATCCTATACTTCGATATGAGTTGCTCAACTTGTTACATGATAGGATAAGACGTAAAGTTGACCATCCTAAAGTAGTTACAGATGATGGTTTTGTTGATTATGATGGTAAGGGTAATGATGGTGTTACTGGGACTAGGGTAGGTTCTAAGGACGTATCTGATAGTTTGTGTGGTGCTATTCAAAATGCGTTACAAAGTACTGTATCTGATGCTGAGGGTAATAATGGTACGTTTAGCGATTTCTTAATGGCTAATCGAATAGGTTCATATGCTGGTATAGATGCACCAACTGATATATCAGTTGAAGAGATGATAGATAGACAGATAGATGATATGATAGAAGAGATGGAGATTAATGGTTTCTATTAGATTGGGGTATATATGGCATGGTATGATTTATTTGTAAATCGTAGAGGTTTACAAGATACTAGCATTTCTAGTGACATTATTGATGAAGTAGGTACAATAAAAGAAAGTGTACCTAATGATGTTGTTAGAGAGGTTAAGATTGTTGAGGATAATAGGGGAAATACTTTCTTTGATGGTAGTATTGAAAGTATACACTCTAAACCTATTAATGAAGGTTCGGTTAGTCTATCTCCTAGTAATTTACAACAATTATTAGGGACAGACGATAAAAACACTTTAGGTCAAATCGTTGAGGGTATAAGAGGAGACTACTCTTTAAAAGAGATTTTTGCTGAGAACGAAGAGATGTCTAAAGATTCAGTAATTGGTTCTGCTATGGAGATTATTGCCGATGATGCATGTACTCCTGACGAGACAACAAATAAAGTTATTATGATTGAATCCTCTGATGAGGGGTTGAAAAAGTTCTTAGAAGATTTCTTGATTAACAATATTAAAATTGATGATAGAGTATGGTCTTGGGCATATGAGATTGTTAAACATGGTGATTTCAAGCTAAGGCGAAGAGAGTACTACGCTGGTTCTGCTAATAGTGGTATTAAATCTGTATACTATGAAGATGTTATTAATCCTTATTTAGTATCACGTATAGAGTATATGGGTAATGTACTTGGTTATGAGGATGAGGACTATTTATTTGATAGTGGTAGTTATCAAGATGCTGGTCAGTTCACTTCTGGTACGATGAGTGGTAGTGCTAAATTTGAGAAGAGTGATGAGTTTGTACATTTTATTTCTTCTAAACTTTCTAAACGTGAGAAGATTAAGTTGAATGTTAGGAAGTCTGATAATACACAAGAGGAAGTAACATGCTATAGGGTAGTAGGTACTTCTATTGTAGATAGTGCTAGGACTATGTTTAGAATTAATGCACTAATTGATAATATTCTTGTTTTATCACGTATTGCACGTTCAACTCAATTTAATCTTGTTAAGATTGAGGTTGGTAATGCTAACGCTGGTCAAACACAACAAATGCTTTCTGATGTTAGACGTAGATTTCAAGCTAATTCTAAGATGACTAAGGGTGTGGGGTTTAGGTCTGACCCATCACCTGTTCCAATTAATAGTAATATATATTTACCTACAAGAGATGGTAAAGGTGATGTTACTGTTGAGAGCATTGGTGATGGTGTTGACGTTCAATCTATTGTTGATGTTGATTATTTTACAGATAAGCTTTTTGCGAGTTTAAAAGTTCCTAAACAATATTTAGGTTTTGCTGAATCTTTAGGTTCTATGGGTAACAATTCGCTTGTTAAACAAGATTTAAGGTACGCACGTTCAATTTTAAGGGTTCAACAAATTTTGATTAATGGTATTACTGATTTGTGTGAGAACTACTTAAAATATCGTGGACGTGGTTCTGATGTTGGTGCATTTAAGATTTATATGCGTCCGTTACCAACTAGTGAGACATCTACTAGGGTTGAGGAATTTGTATCTAATCTTCAAATGATAGATTCAAGTAGTGCTTTCTTAGACTCATATGCTGATTACATTGATAAGGCTAAATGGCTTAAATCAATGTTAAATCTTGCTAATATTGATGCGAATGAAGTTGCAACAGATAAATTTAAAGATATTCTATCTGCTTTAGAAGATGGTACTTATGATGGGGGTGAGTTCGCTACTGAAGAACCTAGTGGTGAAGAGGATGCTCCGTGGTAATTAAATAGTGTTGTTTTTATAAGATATATCTTGTATAATAGTATTAGTTATACAAGATATATCTTTTTTTATTTTGGGGTGGTTGAGATGAGTTTTAAGGTTAAAAATGCACCTTGCTTTAATTGTGAGGGTAGATTTGTTGGTTGTCATAGTAAGTGTGATAAATATAAGGAATTTTCTGATAGTAGGAATGTCAATAGAGATGTTAGATTACAAGAAATAGATGTTGATACTTATTATAATCGTAAACATATTTCTATGAGGAGGAGATAGTAAAATTGTTAAAGAGTTTCAAGACTGAAATTAGTCCTACTGAAGAGCAGATGATAAAAATAAATAAAACTATAGGGACATGTAGGTTTATTTATAATTTTTATATTGCTCACAATAAAGAACTTTATGAAAATGGAGAAAAGTTCATGGATGGTAGACGTTTTAATGTTTGGCTTAATAATGAGTATCTTCCTAATAATCCAGATAAAATGTGGATTAAAGACGTTTATACAAAGGCTGTTGCTAAGTCTATGGATAACGCATGTGTAGCCTTTACTAGGTTTTTCAAGCATAAGAGTAAGTTTCCTAGATTTAAGAAGAAAAATAAATCTGATGTTAAGATGTATTTTGTTAAAAACAATAAGACTGATTGTTTAAGCGAACGTCATAGAATTAAAGTTCCAACTCTAGGTTGGGTTCGATTAAAAGAGAAAGGATATATTCCAACAACAAAAGATGGCTTCATTGTAAGAAGTGGAACTATTTCATGTAAAGATGGACGATATTACATATCTGTTTTGGTTGATATACAGAAACATGATACTGAGACATGTAACGATTTTGGCATTGGTATAGATTTGGGTTTAAAGAATCTAGCTATATGTTCTAATGGTTCTATTTATCATAATATAAACAAAACAAATAATGTTAGAAAAGTAGAAAAAATATTAAAGATGGAGCAACGCAAGTTATCTCGTAAAGTTATTTCAATAAAGAAAGGGGAGTCTACTCAAAAGAATTTTGTAAAACAAAAGTTAAAGGTACAGAAGCTTTATCAAAGATTGACAAATATCAGAACTGATTATCTTAATAAAACAATACATAGTATAGTGAAAACCAAGCCTGCTTTTATTGTTATTGAAGATTTGAATGTATCAGGTATGATGAAAAATAGACATCTTTCTAAAGCAGTAGCACAACAAAAGTTCTTTGAATTTAGAACTAAATTAATTAATAAATGCAAAGAACATAATATTGAATTGAGAGTTGTAGATAGATGGTATCCATCATCTAAACTTTGTCATGATTGTGGGCATATTAAGAAAGACTTAAAATTGTCTGATAGGACTTATAAGTGTTCTGAATGTGGTTATGTTGAAGATAGGGATATTAATGCAAGTCTTAATTTAAGAGATGCTAAAACTTATACAATTATACAGTAAACATAATGTATAAGTATGTACCGAAGGCTTATTTGGGAATTTACGACTGTGGAGTATACAAGAACTTGTGAGTAGTATATTTAATTTATTAAATTATGAAAACATATACGTTGAAGCAGTAAGTAAAAACTGTGAGGTTTTACAATTCTCGTTATAGATGTAAGTTTATAATTTGAGTAGCAGGAGATATTCATGAGTTTATTTGACGAATTACAACAAGCCATATTAGATGGCGATATGGATTTAGTTGCTGATTTACGCAGACGTATTATGCAGGGTGAGAGGGATGAAAGTTTAGATAAGAATATGATACAAGCTATAATTAAAAAAGAGCCCGGTAGGGTTATTCGTTCAATCATTAATTCTGATGATTTGGATGAGATTTCTTGTTTTAAAGCGTGTAGTTCATTGTTAACACATAACATTATTGAAGCACAAATAAATAATAGAGACATTAATGATTATCCTATTAATGAGTTATACATTATTTTAGGTACATTCATTAATGATGGTTTAGATAGAGGTAAAGATGACTTTAAAAAATTTGTTACAAAAAGGTACAAGAGATTCATTTAACCTTGATTTGGAAGATATTCTAAATGAGGAGTATCTTCCTTTTTCTTTTTTAATTGATAAAAATAGGGATGCTAGATATTATGAGGATTTCTTAACAAAATATCAAGCAATAGCTTTTGATAATAGATATGATAAACTTCTAAAAGAGGGTAAATCTTTACAGTCTATTAATGAGGCAACAAAGAAAGATTTGCTAAGTGGTGCTGAAAGTAAAAGAAAAGCAAGAGCAAAAAAGCTAACAACTACCTATAAAGGTGTTAATAATGATGGGTGTATTGAGTTTGTAACGAATAGTCAATATACACCTAATAAGAAATATCAACAAAAGATAAAGTTAAATGATGTCAAGGATATAAAAGCATTAAAGGATTTCAAGAAGTCTGAGATAACACGATTGTTATTAGATGGTGATTTGTCAGTATACTGTAGTTGTGAGGATTTTCTATACAAAGGTTATAAGTACATGGCTTGGAATATGGGTTATGGTTTAGATAAAGAAAATAGATTTCCTAAAATTAAGAATCCAAACCTAGAGGGTACTATTTGTAAGCATCTGATAGCTGTTTTATCTGTTATGTCTTTTAATAACAACAAAATAACAACTGACTTGTTTAAAACTAAAGTAGTTGGTTCTTTACGAGATAAAAAGAGTAGTAATTTATCTAAATTACGGAGTAAAGAGGCTTTAACAAAGCATAAAAATAGGTGGAATGGTTTAGGCAAGGATATAGCAAAAGGTAGAAATGCTAGGTTAAGGAATAAAAACAAGGCAATTAGTGTTTCTAAAGGTAGGCGTAGGTAATTATAAGTAAATTAGTAAGGTACTATATATAAGATTAGTACTAAATTTATATAAGTTTAATACGTTAAATGCGTTTTTTGAAGTAAAGGAGTATTTCTAGTGTCTACATATTTAGTAAAGTATAGGCTAGATTCTAAAGTATTCAAAGATGTCTTTGGTGACAATTTAACGTCTGTTTTTGATTTGCCAGAATTGAAAGAGACAAACATTAAGAATAAAAAAGCAAAAGATATCTATGAGACATTGTTGAGTCAGTCTAGGTTATACAACGTAAACGCAACTCCGATAAGTGACTTATTTGTTAAACTAGATAAACAATATGGTCTATCTGAGGGTTCTGAAGTATGTTGTGTGTATACAGATAAGCAAGTTGATACGTATAAGTTCTTAGGTATGGACGTATCTGATGATTTTAATGTATATATTAAAACATACAGTGGTTCTATTCGTGTTGAGAGTTTGTATAATAGGGATTTAATCCTCAACTCTAACTGTGAATTTGACAGAGGTCAAACAAAAGGTAAGATTTCAAGGGGTAGAGCCAAAGAGATTGCTAATGAAGTATTTAGTGAAAATGGCATGGGTTATGATATCGCACGTGCAGTAGCTACAGCATTGAAATGTGGTGGTGCATATTCTTTAGCTAGTGGTGTTAAGAAGATGGATATCAGTAGTACTGAAGATGCAATGGATTTGTTATCTAAAAGTGTTCTTGCTGATATTGTTAGAAATTACACTGGTGATAAGGGTTCTAGTTCAGAGAATGATGTTTTCGATAGCATTGTTTATAATATCGTAAAATCAAAAGTAAATGTACAAAATATGGCTGTTTCTGATGAGACAGTTAATGATATTGTATTTGTTACGTTAAAGTACCTATTCTATTATTGGGGTACAATCGTTGGTTTGTATTCTAGGGTTAAGGTTGTATTAGGTTCTTTAGATACGTTATCTTATATTGCTAGGTTGCAGTTAGGTGATACAGATTTCTTCGCTCAATATAAAAATATGTATGAGTTTAGAGAGATGCATCCTAGTGAAGAGTTTGATAACGCAATTGAGTTGGCTGAACAGCCAGCTGTTGGTTTCTCTTTAAGTGGTATTGTTAAGACACATGCATATACAGATTATTTAGCTATTAAAGGTGCTAGTGATATCATGCTTAATATTGATAGTGCTGAAGCTTTTAAAAACTTTAATGATATTCTTATTTCCAATGTTGATAATACAGACCAAAATTCTTTAGGTGATATTGAAACATTGTCTAATGAAGAGTTACAGGCTTTAGCTAATATCGATGCATTACGTTATATGACTAGTGATGATTCTTCATTAAATCCTAGTGCATACGATTTATCTGACAAAGATGAGAGGGATTTGTACTTTGATAGTGTTGTTAGGACATATGATAAAAAGTTCAAAGCATATAAACCTGTTAAAGATACTGGGATTGTAAATTCTTTGTTGGATACTGTTGAGAATGGTACTATTAATTCCTTAGAGTTGATTACTAGGGATGCTGAAGATGATGGAATTACTGATGTTATTTCATTGACAGGTACTGAGTTACAGATTGATACAGATAAGAAGATGTTACGTAGGATTCTTATGTTAGTTCATAAGATGAGTACTAAGTTATTGAAGAAATTCTTATAATATGGATAGTGTTATCACAAAAGATAAAGTTACCTACATTGATACTGAGTGGCTTAAAAAATTACATTCATTTAGTAGTGTTAGTAAGTTTTTTATAAAATCAACGCAGTTTACCAAAAAGGGTGAAAAGAAAAAGATACGAGAACTTAAAGATAGTAGAGATTATGTTAGGGTGTCTGTTTCAGATGCTGACAGTGAATTTATTAATATCTTGGGATTATCTGTTAATGTATTGAATGGTGATATAGCTTTAGGGTTAAATGTTACAAGTGATTATATTGTTATAGGTAATATATCTAGCGTTATAAAATCCTCATTTAAGGTTAAAAACTTGCCTGAGTATTTTAATATCAATATGTTTTTAACTATGGTTAAGTTTAATATTGAAATGCTTGAAAATAGTATAGTTACTGTTCTTAGGGATATGTATGAGAGTACATTACCAGATAGTCAATCAAATTCTATTGTATACGCTATTGTCAGGAAAAAATCTGAGTTATCTGACATAGATGATTTCATAACAGATGTTATGGATATGATTTCTTATGGGTATAATCCTGTGAGGGGTTTCATAGATTCATGTGTGTCTTTATCTTGTAAGTTACAATCACAGGCCGTACTATTCTATGGTTCTTTTATAGAGAATATTTCTAGTGATGATATAGTAAATACATATCAGTATGTTATTAAAAATAGAGATTCGATTGATTGGTCTGATATTATTAAGACTTCAAAACCTAATTTAGATTTATTGACATTATACTATATCTCAGAGGGAGTTCCTGTTGCGTATCTTATTGCATTGCTTTCTTATGGCTTCTTAATAAAACAGAGAAAGATAGAATATGCATCTAAGCCTAATGTAAATAAAGAGATAGAGTATAGTAGATTTCTACATAGAGTAGCTAACTCTATACAATCAAATAATTATAGTAGGGATAGCGTAAAGACTATTGTTTACAATATAATTGATGTTTTTATATGTAAGGGTAAGTTTAATCTACTACAGTATGCTATTGAGAATGATAAAATATCAATAGTTGAGTATTTATTAAAGTCATTGAATGTTGATTGGGTATTGAGTGACAATACCATTTCAGTTGATTGGTTTTCTGCAATAGTTGTTGATTACATTAAGAATATATGTCCTTTGGTATATAATGGTTCAATGTATAGAAAAACTATGTTAAGTAGGCAGAAAGATTTTGTTAGAGTATCTATTCCGAAGTTGTATCATGTGGGTAAATTGGTAGATGATATTTCATATCCCTTGTTAGGGTTATTTAAATAGTAAATTAGTGAGGTTTCGATGAGAGGTTATCTCTTTTATAAAGATAAGACACTTCTAGAATTGAGAAAGTTTTTGACTGTAGGTGATTCTATTTTTGGTAAATTTAGACCGCAAGCAGTTTCTTTCATTAAATACGCTAAGAGTGACTTAGATTCTGAGTTAGAATTAATGGCTCAGAATGGTAATTTTAGTTTAGAGAGTATCAACTTAGAAAATGTGTTTCCTACTAAGTATAAGTGGTTTGTTAAAGATGTAAAGCTTAAATCTCTTAGGAAATATTTACATGAGGTTGAGAGTCGGATTGGTGAATTTCAAGGTGGTAAGGAAGATAATCTTCGCTTATTGGTTGGTATTCACTTTTTAAGGTTTTTATTACTTTCTAAGATTGTAACTTTGTATGTTTCTACATACAGTGAGATGAGACGTGTTGGTCTTGATGCTGATAAGTTAACTTTGAATGATTTGGGATTAGGTCAATCTATTTTGAAATATATTAATTCATTTGAGGAGTTTGATACTAAGACTATTGATGATTGGTTGGCTTTGAGTGTGGATAGTTCCACAATGAAATATTACTTCTCAACTATGAAAAGGATTATGACAATCTTAGATTTCAGATAATAGGGGTTATACATGTATAGTATTAGTAATTACTTTCCGTTTTTAGATAAGGCGGATTTTGTTAAAAACGTGCGTGAGGTTCATGCAGTTGAAGAGTTCTTAGGTTACGAGCCTTTAGTTGTTGATTTTGATTCACCTACTAAAGATTCATCTAAAAAAGTATTTAAAGCCTATAGGATTATGCCTAGTAATACACTATTCTTAGCAGAACTACCTAATACTGTTTTCAATATTTTTAGTGGTACATTCGGTAGTGAGATTACTGTTGATATTATGGAATTTGACTATCAAGCTGTTGCTAACTTGATTGAAGTCGATTTAGTTAATGACATTGATAGGGCAATATTCCAGTGCAATGGTGCTTATCTTGTTGAGGATATTTTAACAGATACATTCATTAATGCATGTGCTAATGGGTTAGATGTATCATCTGAGACATATTCTGATTATAAGGTATTAGAGGATTCAGATAAACTAGATACAGTGTCTATGTCTGAGTGGTTGTTTAGTAATGAACATATTGATGAAAGTTATATTATGGAGTCTGCATTAGATACATTACAACTTCTAAAAGATAGACGTAAAAAAGGTAAATCTAATGATGCTGAAGATATTAAAGGTAAGGACGCTGTATATACTTGGTTAGATGCTTATTTCTCTTTACCTGAGGGTGAGGAGATGAAGAGTGGTGGACGTGAGGTAGTTCCTTTACTTATTGGGCCGACTGCTGTATTTAAATCTGCTACTGTTAAAGAGTTGTGTAAAAAATATAACTATAGAATGGTTGACTTTAGGGTTGCTTTTACTTCTAGGTTGGACTATAGTGGTCTATTCCAAATCGGTGAGGTAGAGGGTAAAAAATATAGTTATGCTTGCCCTATGGAAGAAATTGTAGTATGTTCTGATGGTTTCCGTGAGTTTTGTAAACAATCATATCAGAAATTAGAGGATATCCTACAAAAAGGTTATACAGAAACAGAAGTAGCATCTGAAGGTAATAGTGTAGAGACAGAGAAAAAATACCTAACAGATGAACAAAAAACTAAGATTGTTGAACTACAATTACAGTATAAAAACTATATGCGTACACCAGTTCTATTCTGTGATGAAATTACACGCTGTTTCAGTGGTTCTACTAAAGTTAAGTTACTTGATGGTAGAAGCTTAACAATGGAAGAATTATACAACGAATTTGGTACTACTAAGCCTTTCTATGTTTATTCTTGTGATAAAGATGGAAATGTTGTATTTAAAAAAGCATATTCTAATGGTGTTACACGTAGGGATGCAGATGTTGTTAAAGTAACTTTAGATAATGGTTCTAGTATTATTTGTACTCCTGACCATAGGTTTATGTTACGTGATGGTTCTTATGAGATGGCAATGCACTTTGAACATGGTCGAAGCTTGATGTCTACATATTTTAACTACAAGAATAGTACTAAGACTCCTTTTGGTAGTACATATGAAACATTCATAAATCCACGTGATATGAAAGAGTACTATACTCATAGAGAGGTTGCTAGACAGTACTATGGTGATACTTATGGTAAGTTAGGTAAAGATGGTTGCTTTAGAAATGCACATCATGTAGATTTCAATTCTTTAAATAATGTTCCTGAAAATCTTAAAGTTATGGATAGGATTGAGCATTATAATCTACATATTCATGGTGAAAATTCTGTTAGTAAGAGATTACAAAGTGTTGATGGTTACTTAGACATGCAGAGGGGTTGTATGTGTAAGGCAATGCAACATCCAGATTTCTTTAAAAATCAACGTAAAGGTTTAGAGGAGTATTGGGGTTCTAAACGTCATAATGAGGTAATGACATCAGACGAAAGAAATAAATCCTTTAAGACACAGGAATTTAAAGATATGTGTAGTGATAGGTGTAAATCTCAGTGGGATAGTGGACAGTTTGATAATATTGATAGGGTATCCGCTAATCATAAAGCTAATTTTGAGAAGGCTGTTAGGTTTGTTAAAATTCTTAGTGATGTTGGGTATGATATTAATATTGATAATTATCAAGGTTTTGTAGATACTTTCACAGGTCAACATGGTATTTATTATTCTGTAGTAAGTACAGATTGGTTTAATATTGATGATAATGGATATGCACTTTCTGATGTCTTTGATGAGGTAGATTCTAGAGATTGGGAAAGATTCTTCAACTCAAATAAGAAAATTCTTAATAAAATTAAATCACTTAACTATGATGAAACAAAACAAGGTATTTGTGATGGTACTTATGATACATCTGTTGGCGATTATGTAGATTTATCTAATAAAGGTGTTAGGGATACTTTAAGTTTCTTGAATTATTTATTAAGTGAGTATGGTGATTTCACTAATAGAGAATATATGGAGTATCATTCTGATAGGGATTTAGATAAATATCATTTTGCTTTTAGGTATGGTAATTTATGTAAATACTTTGGTTCTTTTGCTAGAGCGAAAGACTTGGCTAGTGTTTATAATCATAAAGTTGTTTCTGTTGAAATACTACCTTATAAAGAAGATGTTTATGATATTGAGGTAGAAGATACTCATAACTTCTTGATTGACTTAGGTGATGATAGTGGTGTATTCGTTCATAACTGCCGTGATAAAGGTGTAAATGGTATTTTGGTACAACTTCTCAATCAGAAGAAGTTAAATGATATGACTTTGAATGGTTGTAAGTTTGTTGCCGCTACTAATCTTGACATTCAAAAAGGTGTTGAACGTGAAGAGTATCGTATGGAATTAGATATGTTGTATGATGTTAATACTGACTTAGACGTAGCTTATTCCAATAGGTTCATTCCTTTAAAAGTATATCCTAGCGATGTTATGGGTAGGTGGTTTGATTGGGCAAGTGGTACAACAGATAAGAAAGGCTTTAAAGGTGTTTCTAATATTCACCCTGTTGTATTAGAGTTCTTAAATAATAATCGTGATATGGTGTACAATGATAAGCCTGTATTAGATGCTATTGCTGAAGGTTTATCTGACAATGAACAGCGTACACAAGTATTCCCTAACTATCGTACATGGGATATGTTATCTGATTACTTGTATTCAGTTGATAAAACTGCTGAGGCTGAAAATGAGGGTAAGGAAGATAGTGGTGAGGAAAAACTTTATAAACGTAAAATCTTAGAGGGTTATGTATCTAAGTGGTGCTGTGAAAAATTCATTCCTTTCTTAGAATCTAAAGGTTACAGTAACTTTGATGAAGTTAAAGAACCTGTTAAAGATGATGTTGGTGATTTCTTGTCAACTGCTTTAGAGACAGGTTCGCCAGCCATGTTAATCGGTCCGTCAGCATTGGGGAAATGTGTTACTGGTGATACAATTATTCGTGTTGATGGTGGTATTACTGAAATTAAGAATCTTGATTTCACAGATGGTTATCTTGAACGTGAGTATGTTGTAGATGGTTTAACCGATTATGTTACTACTTCTCATACATATAGAGAGGTTTGTGATGAAGTTGTTGCTATCAAGGATAATTATGGTAGTGTTATTAAGGTAACTAAAAATCATCCATTACGTGTGTTATCTAAAGAGGGTGTTGTTTGGAGGAAAGCATTAGACATTAAAGAAGGGGATGTTTTATTATCTAAGAAGTTTGATTCTTCTTATTTCAAAGATATTAAACATGATTTCAATGCCTATATGTATGGCTTTGTATTAGGTGATGGTTGTGTTTCAAATAAAGCTAAAGGTTGTAATAGTTTAACTCTTTCTTATAATAAAGAGAGAATAGTTACATTATTAAATGAAAATGGATTTATTGAAGATACAACAAAACGTACAAGGTCTGACAATTTCCGTAGTGCTTTAAGAGATAGTGGTAAGATTTATAGGTTATATAAAGAGTTCCCTAGAGAAGGAAGAAACCTTAAAAAAGAGTTGTGGGAAATTGGAGTATATAATTATACTTGGGGTGATGTTGATAAAGAGCATTTCCCTAGAAGTGGTTCATATGAATACATTCTAAATGTACTTGCTGGTTATATTGATACAGATGGGTATATTGCACATAGTGGTGATTATGGGTATGTAGAGTTCTGTTGTAAGAGTGAGTCTTTGATTTCAGATTTACAAGATGTATTATCTTCTTTAGGTTTCAAGGCTTATCGAGGTAAAGATAGGTATGATAAAGATTATAATAGATACTATCCTAGATTGCGTCTTAATGCTAGGGATAGTGTTGAGTTGATGTTATTAATTAAAGACTTATTAGTATTAAAACATGAACAGGCTGATGAATTAATTTCTAAGTTTGGTGGTAAGACTAGACAAGGTAAATTAGATATTCCATTAGAGTGTGGCTCTGTTTTACGTGATGAGATTAATTTCTTAATCAAGGTATGTTTTGAGTCTAAGGGTATGACACGTACTCAATATAAGAATTTAAAAACAGGTTATTTCAGTAACGACTTAGATAGACATAGAACTTCTATCAATAATATTCTTTCCTTTATTGAAGATAATAAATTAGAGAGAGAGTTTATTGCTTATCCATTATGGGATGAATTTAAAACAATTTCTTATTTAAGAAATTGTAATGTTAGTACTGTAGTTAGTGTTGAAGAGATTGGTACTCATGTTGTATATGACGTAACAATTCCTAAAACTCATACATTTATTGCTAATGGTTTCATTTCTCATAACACCAGTCGTGTTAAACAGTATATGAAAAAGGCTAAGATTAAAACAGGTTTAGAGCCAGTCTTAATCAATGTTAACTTGGCTAGTAAAGATGCTGTTGACCTTATGGGTATGCCAGTTAAACAGTCATTAACAGAATATGTTGGTGGTGGTATTCTTAAAGGTAGTGGTCTTGATGATGTATCTAGGGAGTTACAGAGTGTTGTAGCTAATGTATCTGCTGATATTAAGTATGGAATGACTGATATCATGACTTTGAGAGCCCCTGATAAGACAATTAAAGATAGGTTTGTAACAGCACTTAAAGAGGGTAGAGAGGTTATTCTATTCTTTGATGAGGTTAATAGGGTAAGTTCTAATACTGTTACATCTGCTGTATTTGAAGTTATTTCTGACTATCGTTTCGCTGGTGTTGACTTCTCTAATTATAAAGATAGGGTTAAAGTAGTTGCCGCTTGTAATATGGCTTGGGAAGGCATGGACGATGAAGCTGGTGGTTATGGTGATACAGGTACACTTGACCCTGCCTTTGCCGCTAGGTTCTCAATCTATTGGAAGAAAAACTATGATGAGAATGATGTAGCATCATGGATTGAGTTTATGGAATCTCAAAAAGAAGAGGGTTTAATTGATGGTACATTGATTGAGTTCTTCAAGGGTTTAGATACAGAGCAAGCTTTAAAAATTATGGCTAGTGTTGAGAAACGTACATTGGAAGATGCACAACCATCTACACGTAACATGTTACAACTATCTAAAGATATTAAATCTATGCGTGGTAAGAGACAAGAAAATGGCACATTTAAAGCTAAGGCTTTCAATGGTAAAATCTTGTTTACCGATGACGTAGTAATGCAGTTTGAAGACTTAATCTTAGAAAGGCAGTCTGACTCTTTAGAAAGTCATGCTCAAAAAACAATTAAGTTCTTGGATTCATTATTATATGGTAGTGATAGTTGGGAATCTTTGTTAATTGGTGATACTGTTAAAGTTGGTGATACATCAATTTCCGCTAGTGATATTGTTGATAGCTTGGCTCAGTGCAGAGATGATTTAAAACAATTTACACTTAAACCTATGTCTGCTGATGATAGAGTTGAGTGTAGTGATACTATTGATTTAGTAGAAGATTTAGCTGGTTTTGTAAGGCAATTAGATATCAATACTAGTAATAAGCGTGAAGATATGTTTAAAATGTATCTAGGGGAAAGTATTTTAGGTGAGTTTACTAAATACTTCAATAATACATTTGGTACAAATCTTGATGAGGATATCACTATTGAGCAGTTAAGTGATAAAACTCTTATTATTCCATTTATGAAGATTGTACAACGTAACTTCTCTAAATATAGTGGTAATACTGAGAGCATTGTTAAATATTGCTTAGATTTATGTAATGATTTCATGGAAGCTCATGGCAAAACATTACCTAATGAAAACTATGCAATGTTCTTAACAGGGATTAAAGACATTTTACCTAATGCAGATAATATGGTACTTTTCTTGAAGAGGTCTGGTGAAAATCTAGAGGATATGTATCAATTAGCTGAGGGTGTTGGTGATGATTGGATTATAGATATTACTAGTGATTTTGGTAATAAAGTATCTAGAGAAGATATTGAAAATATCAAAAAAGCTATTAAAGAAAGTAAAAAATCAAAGACACCTAAGAATGTTAAATACAATGTATTATAATTAGTTTGTATGATAGAGGTGTTATATTCATTATGATTTTGTCTTGGATATACACCTCTATTACTTTATGGAAAGAGATATAGATATGCTAAGTTTTAAACATGTTAATGATTTTATTTCTAGATTACCTGTTGATACATTACCTGATTTTGGTGATAATGTTGTAAGTAGTGGTGATTTAGTTGAGTGTTATGCACCAGATTTTGATTTCTCTGTTTTAAATACTGCAATTCGTTCTTATAACCCTTATAGTTCTAAGATTATTGATAATGGTGTAGATTTTGTTGAATTAAATGATACAATTTATGTTGATGGTCTTAAAGTAGATGTAAGGTATTATGTTTCTAAGGGTGCATATGGTAGTGGCACTATTGTTAAATTAGTAACAGATGCTGTATATTCATTTGTTAAGGGTGAGTATAGGACTTTTAGTGGGTTTAATACATATAATGCTTTCATTGAAAAATTTGTTGTTTAATTGATTTGGGGGATTATTAATGGGGTTATCTATTAATGAGCGAAATAGAAGAAAGAGAGTATTAGACTATATTAATAGCTTATCTACTGAAGAGGTAGAGGAGTTAAAAAGTTATAATACAATCACAGAATCTCTTAATAGTGGTAAGTATGTCAACATGCAAGCCATTCAAGATATATTAGACAATAATACTTTTGAAAAAATTGTATTTGGTGAGGGTGATTCCTTTGATGATAATAAGGCAGTAATTAGCTTGTTCTTCATGTCTAATAAAAATGTAAAATTAGCCGAGGGTTCTAAAAATGTATTTAGGATTATAGTCAAACGTGATTTATATTCTAGAGATGATGAAAAGTACTTTTATGTTGAGAGTGGTTTTGATGATAAGATATACAGTATTACTGACTTTAACGAATCGCCTATAAAATATAACACTAAAGAAGCAACAATGACATTTGATTTGTTGGTAGATAAGTGTGATTATAATGCTATCTACGATTCAATGTTGCCTTTAGTTGAAAATAATTTAAAGCGTTTTGACTTAATGGCTTATTCTTTGTTTAAGTCAGATTCCATTAAACATTTGAGGAATTTCAATATTTCTACATTAGCTGTTGGTCTACATAAAAAGACAGGTAGATATATTTATCACTATAACCCTAGATTTATTCTTAGGGAAGCATTAGAGGAATATGTTAATAGGGGTGAGTTGTATAATTCATTACAGGATTGTTATGTGTACTTGTTAACATTCTTTATTGCTCATGAAATGGCACATTTGATTACTAACAATCAAGTTCATTTTAGTGGTGGTAATAGCGATGTTGATTTAGATGGAACATATGCTAGTGGTGGTATGGATAACGTAGTTATGGATGGGTTTATTAATGCTAAACTTAAAGTAGCATTAGCTAGAACTCCTAACCTAACACGTAATGGTTCTGCTAATGGTGTATTCCCTGCTAATTGTATTAAAGATACAATTCATATGAGGGTACAGCATAATGTAGGTTTAAAGAAATTTAAATCTGCTGATGATATGGTTAATACAGTTGTTGCTACACTAAATAAGGTGTCAGGTTTAGATAAAGAAGCAACAGTTGATATAAGGAGATGTAAAGATAGTTTAAGTAACTATTGGGGTGCTGATGTTTTTTGTAATTTCTTTGTAGGTTCTGCTTTCAGAGAGTTACGTGCTAGTTCTCACATATTCCAAAGGGTTATTACTGATGTTGTTAGGGTATTGACAAGTGGTAAGATATATTGGAGTAAGTCTGGTGGAATTACTGATGAAGAAAAAGTTTCTGATAAAGAGATTTTAGCTAATGGTACACTTGTAAAAGTTAAGGGTACTAATATTGTAGGTATTATTAAGGGATATAAACCTGTTAAAAAAGATGACTATATTACTCTAGATGTATATACAGTTAATAAGGCTAAGATTGATAGTGTTGATGTTACTGATTTAGGTGATGATGCTAAATTAAACTCACCTGTGTATATTGATAGTGGCGATTTCTATGCTGACTTAGATAGGAAATATATCATACCTATTGATGGTTCTTATGGTTCATGGGTAGAGGGTACTACTGAAGAGAAGACAAGTTTATCTGCTGAAGATTTAGCTGACGATTCTTCTGATAGTAGTGACTCTAGTAATGACATGGGTGATATGAGTGGTGGAACACAGCCTAAGTCCGTTAAAGTTGGTGACATAGTATGGATTTCTAAGAAGAAGAAATTTGGTATTGTTACATCGATTGTAAATGGTTCATTCCATGTAGAAGATGTGAGAGAAGAACCTTGTATTGTTTTAGACGATTCAGATAATCATTTATAATGGGGGTATAAAATAGATGGCTAAAAAACAGTTAAAGAAAAGAATATTTGTACCTACAGGTAATGATTTAGGTGAATTCACTATTTTTGATTTACAGCCAGTAGATGTTACTTTTGTTGATAGTGATGACAATTCACAACAGAGTAGTGGTGATAGTAAGATGGGTGGTTCTAGTAGCTCTATACCTGACCCTGTAGATAGTAACCCTTTGAGTAAGGGTAGTAGTTCCAATGGCTCACAGGGTTCTAGTGGTGGTAAAGATGCTAACCCTTATGCTAATAACAGTGGTGATAATAATTCTAGTGATGAATTTTCTAAGCAGGATAGAGATTTAGATAATGACCTGTATGGTGAAGATTTAGATACTGATAGAGAAGAACAGAGCAACAATAATAATTCAGATGGCGAAGGTGGTTCATCTGGTGATGATGGAAGTGGTGAGAGTGGTGGTTCTTCTGGTGGTATGATATCAGAGGATAATTCCTATGCACCACCTAATTATGATGGTTCTTCTAATATGGGCGATGATAGTAGTTCTTTAGATAGTACATCTGAAATGGAAGATGCATTAAATAAAGAGCAAGAGAATATGTCTGATACTGCTAAGGAGAGAGCAAGTGAGGTTAGTGGGGAAGGTTCACAATCTTCTACTTCTCAAAAAGAGGGTAACTCAAATCAACAGAGTGGTGATAATTCTCAACAAGGTGATGGTTCTAACTCACAAGGTGGTGAGGGTTCTCAATCACAAGACAATCAAGCTGGTAGTGGTAGTAGAGGTGACAGAGGGAATAAACCTAATGATGACTTCAAAAAGGCACATGATACTAAAGGCAACGATTTAGATGATACTGATGGTAAGGGTGTTGTTGATAAGATTGTTAGGGAAGCCGCTAAACGTATGCAAGAAGAGTTAGATAAAGATGAGACATTAGCTAATACTAATCAACAATCCTTAGATAACTATAAAGACTTTGGTGCTGGTACTATGACTACATTATTTAAAGGTAATAGTATGGTTGCTGATTGGAAAGCTAAATTAGAAAAGCTTTTCAGAAAAGCATTAGGTCAACGTATTACAATGAATCCTAACATGATTAACAAGCGTATTGAGGATGCTCCTCCTGGTAGGGAAGATATTGAAACACAAATGATTAAAGTTGCTGTCTTAATTGACTGCTCTGGTTCAATGGGTAGTGGTGCTTTTAAGAAAGTTATCATGCAGATGGATGCAATGATTAAAGCAGATAAACAGATGAGGAATGTGTTATTCTATATCATACCTTTTGAGGCTTGGAGTGCCGCTGAATGTGTTAAGCGTATGGTTAAGTGTAAGGGTACTAAACTTAAAGCTGAATTGATGAAATTTAAAGCAGAGGGTGGTACTGATATTGTCCCTGGTGTTCATGCAATGATGAAGAAAGTTAAAAACCCAGACTCTATTATTATACTATCTGACTGTGGTGTTAATACTGTTCATACAGCATCTGATTCTACATATCAAAAGTGGTTGAAGAAATATCGTGATAGAATTATTTGGGTATTAACTAGTAAAAGGGATATTTCTTATATGAGTGCGATTGACCATTATGCTAAAAAACAAGATAGGTATGTAGTGTTTAAGGGAAATGGTGATTAATTTCACGTAAAACATATAAATATTTTTGCACATATTATATATCAATATGTACAATATGAGAGGATATGCACATTTTGTATATCCTCTTTTCTTTTAATGGTCTATCATGCAGATATTTATGGTAATAATGTTTTCAAATGATATAAATTGGTGTACATTATAGACCTTAAAAGTAGATTTTGTATTTCAATTTTATACATATTGTTAACTAGCGTGTTGTTAGTTGATAATGTTTTATTGTTACTTTGGGGGTATTAAGGTACAACATGAATAATAGTGAAAAGACATACTTATCAGATATTTCTGTATTTGATAGGAGTGTATACGAGAGTAATGTACCTACGGATTCTACCTCTAATTCTGTTCTAAGGGTAATTAGAGGGCCGCTTGCTGAGTGGGATTCTCTAAATAGGAATGGTAGAAAGTATTCTGAGAAGTTATGGGATAATGTTCTTGCTAGTCCATACGTAACAGAACAGTTAATGTATAATACCCTATATGGTGAGGCTAATCACCCCGCTGATAGGATGGAAGTAGATTTTGAGAGGGTTTCTCATAGGATTGCTAAGATGTGGAAAGTGCCACAATCTAACCAAATCTTCGGTGAGATACATATTCTTGATACTCCTTTTGGTAGAATCATTAATACATTATATGAGGCTGGTGGTGTTATCGGCTATTCATCTAGGGCTGGTGGTGCATTACATCAACGTAAGGATTATATTGAGGTAGATGAGAATCAATATAATTTTATTACGTTTGATGCTGTTCCATTCCCGTCTGTTCAGTCTGCACGTCCTAATGATGTTGTAACTGAGGGTGTAGTTGAAAAACAGACACTAGAAACAAATGTTCATAACGCTCTTTTTAAAATTATTAAAGAGTGTGATGAAAAGGACTTTAAAAATATTAAGTCCTTTATATATAGCATTGATGGTTATGACTTAACACCTGAGAGGTTATTACTTGAAAGTGTTGAGGATATAATCGTTGCTAAACGTGATGAAGCTGTTGTAGATGACGGAGACACTATTGAGGTTATTGATGATAGTGAATCACAAATTGATACTTTACAGCGAACACTTCAATCTATTAAGGCTCAAAAACAATCTCTTGAAAAAGAGAATGAGGGTTTGAAACAGAGTTTAGACAATGCTCTAAATAAAATTTCAAATGTACTTCAAGACTCTAAGAATAAAGAGGTCGAGATACAATCTGAAGTTGAAAGCCTAAAAGACACTATTGCAAGGAAAGATGCACAGATTATTGAGTTGCAAAATGAGATTGATGAGTTACAGTCTGATTTAGATGAGTTAAATTCTATTGAGGAAGCCTGCAAGGCATTAAAGTATCAAAATACTTCTCTAATTCAAGAGGGTTTGACTACATCTAATAGAGAGTTAGAACGTAAGCTAGATGAGAGTTTAAAAACTAATAAGTCTTTAGGTGAGGATAATAAAAATCTTTCACAAGATAAAGACAAATTAGAAAATGAATTATCTGAAGCTTATGATGAGATTGCATTAGCTGTTACTGATATTAATAAGAAAGATGCATTAATTCAAGCACAGCAAGATACAATCACAGCTTTAAAAACAGATGTACAGTCATTGACTGAAGAGTTAGATGGTGTTGATGGTGGTTATCAATCTGCTATTGATAGGAGAGATAACCAAATTGAAGAATACGAACAGAAGATTAAAGATTTAGAGGCAAAAATTAGAAAACTTTGTGGTGAGGTTGATTCACTTGATGAATCTTATAATTCCATTAAAGCTGTAAATAAATCAATCAAACATGATTTAATTTCAGTCATTGCTGGTAATTATGGGTTAACAGTAGAATCGGTTCAATCAAAGTTGCCTGTAGGTTTTAATAAATCTGATGTATATTCTATATGTGAATCTATGAGTAATGACAATAGTATGAATACATTTAAAAATTCTATTGTAGATACTCAAATTGTTAATGAATCTTCCCGTGTTAGAAAAGAGAATATCGTAAATGCTAAACCTAGAGTAGGTGAGTTATTCTCTAATCGTAGGGGTTAGTATTCATTACTATATAAGTTAGTATAAATTTTATTTTAAGGGAAAATAATTTAACATATGAAAACAAATATTTACGAACAATATCGTCCATTGTTGGAATCTTGGAGTGCATATACAGATGTAGTTAAAGAACATGTAGAAGGTTACTCCGATGTAGAAGCAACTCAACTTTCTTTGTTGCTTGAAAATACAAAATCTGAGTTGGAAATGACAAAAGGTCGTATGATGAATGGTACAGCTATTCATGAAGGCACTGACATTTCTATGGTTAATACATTTACATCTAATGTATTTGATATTATTACAGCAGTCATGCCTAATTTGATTGCGAATGATATTGTATCAGTTCAACCTCTTGACCGTAGGAATGGTCAAGTATTCTTCTTGAAATTCACTTATGGTAACAACAAAGGTGGTATCAAAGCTGGTACTGATATGATTTCATCTCAACGTGGTTTCACTGGTGGTGATTTCAGTGGTGAACACGTAAGTGGTGAGTCCTTGACTATCGCAGGTGGTAATGTAACTCAAAAAGTATTGCATACTCCTATCAAGCCTGGTACATTCCGTTTGACTTCTGAAGATAAAATCGGTTCAGAGTTGATTGATGTTCCTGATGCTACTGGTAAAAAAGGTACTATCACTGATACAGCAAGTACTGGTTTAGGTGCTGGTACTGTTGATTATGTTACTGGTGAGATTACATTGACTGGTGTAACAGTTGCTCATTTGGAAGCTGATTTTGATTATGACCAAAATAGTTTCGATGCTCCTGTAGACCAAGTTGACGTGCGTGTAGTTTCTGAGCCTGTAGTTGCTCGTCCACGTAAATTAAAATCCGTATATATGTTCGATAAACTTTGTGCATAAAGAGTTTCATTTTATGCAATGTCGCCTTATCATAGAAATATGGTGAGTGATAACTCTACGAATTGCTGGGAGTTCCTAAAGTATAACACACTACAACGTAACTCGAAAGGGTAAGCGTGAAGGTTGCGAAAGCAGAAAAAAGTTGTTATAATACCCTATGATGAAATAAAAGGTATCTTAATATTACTAAGATATTTCTAAGGGGTGTTTACAATGGATAATCAGCAGTCAGTGGTTACATATATTGAATGTCCTTATTGTGGTAAGAAATTAAAATTTTTAAATGCAACTCATCTTAAACGTCATGGTAAAACAGTTAGTGATGTTAAATCTGAGTTTCCAAATCAATCTTTAGCATCTCAGTCTTATAGAGATAAACAAAGAGAAGATACAAGAGATAGGTGGGAAGAAGATGGTTATAGAGATAGAGTTTCTGCTACATTAAAAATTACACAAAATAGGGAAGATATAAAAGAGAAAATAGCTAATGGTAATAGAGTTAAATGGTCTGATGAAGATTATAAAAATAGAGTTTCTAAGAAGATAAGAGATACTCAAAACAGACCAGATAAGAAATTACATATGTCTAAATTATCATCAAACGCTTTACTAGATGGTACAATAGGTAGTGCTAATTATAGAGTTGATTATCTTGGTAAAGAGTTATATTTAAGAAGTTCATATGAATTAAAGGTATTTAATTATTTGATTGATTTAAACATATCTTTCAAATATGAGGATATTAGATATGAGTATGATTTTGATGGTTTTAGGTTATATCATGTAGTAGATTTTTATATTCCAAAGTATAACTTAATTATAGAGGTTAAGCCAAGTTATAAGTTTAAAGATGGGTTTATTAAAAATCATAATGAAGAATATAGAAAAATTATTGCAAAACGTGAAGGTGGAATTGCTCTTGGATATAACTATATTTTCATAACAGAAGATAATTTAGATAATAAAGACTCATTTTATAAAGCTATTAGTGAATATATGTAGTCAAAGATTCAACGACTAACTCAGACATGGGGGTAGGTTATTATGAAAGATGACCGAAGTGTAGAGTACCTAAGTTACATTAAGTAATATGGTAAAGATATAGTCTGTTCTTATATGAGAGTATAAGTTTTGAATTGTTAAACTTTCATTTAATACAATTCAATTTAACACAATTAGGTTGCATACGATTTAAAAATGTCATTCGGCTTGGACATGGATACAGTTATCCTAAAAGCTACGAGTGGTGAAATTGGTTACGAAATCGACAATGAAATCATGCAAGATTTGTTGAAAATTGCTGGTAGCCAATCTACTTGGAATAAACTTCCTGAGTATAAAGGTCAAGACGTTAAAACACATGAAGCTACATTGTTTAATGCTATCAATGATGCGTCCAACACAATTCTTGGTAACACTAAACGCTATGAAGCTACATTTATTATCTGTGGTAAAAATGCCGCTACATACATTGAATCCTTGAACACAAATATCGGTCAAGTACGTGAAATCTTCAAACGTGTATCTACAAATGGTATCGTTGGTGGCCCACACTTGGTAGGTATCTTGGATGAAAAATACAAAGTATATAAAAACCCATACTACCCTGATAATGAAATCTTGGTAGGTGCTAAAGGTGAAATGTTCATTGAAGCTGGCTATATTTATGCTCCATACTTGCCTTTATTCGCAAGTCAATTATTGGTTGATGCTGACTTCAAAGCACAACGTGGTTTCTGTACAATTTACGCCAAAAAAGCCGTAAATAAATACATGTATCATCGTTTGACTTTGGTAGACAACAAACAAGTAGCCGCTAACTAGTCGATAGTTTAAGCTATAAGTCATCAGTAAACATGACTGTATATAAATACAAAACTAAATAATATATCCATTCAAAGAGGTGTAGTTAATTCTACACCTCTTTTCTTTTTATTGATTTTTGATGGGCGAATAGTGTATAATCTAATTATGATATAGTGTTTTATATTAGTGGTGATTAAATTATGGAAAAGATTTTAGCAAAAGATGGGATATTGAATGGTATTCCTACTGATAAGACTTGCAATTTGGTAGTATTATTCTCTGGTGGATTTGATTCTACTGCATTATTGCATATGGCAGTTAATACTAAAAAGAAATATGATAACATAAAAAATGTGTATGCATTATATGTTAAGAGTAACCTATTAGATAAAGGAAAAGTGGCATTAGAGAGTAGACATGTAAAAAAGTTTATTTCTCATATTAATCGAGATGAAGAATTAGTTAAGTTAGTTACTTTTAAGAGTTCATTCAGTGATTTAGAAGAATATTCCTACAGTGAGAATTCTTATGATTTAATATTTATTAATGCTATTAATTCAGTAGTACATATGATAGGTGGTGCTGATATGAATATAGTATTAAATGGCTCTTTAGATAGGGATTCTAGGACATATCATTTACCATACTATAAGAAATTGGTAGATGACTTTAATGAGGAATATAGAGGTGTTGATATATGTATGATGTTTCCTTTTATACAGTTGGATAAACCTAGAATTCTAGACTATTTAATCAACAATAATTTATATCAATATTGTACTTGTTGTGAGAGTCCTAGTAGTGATGAATTCTGTAATAGTTGTAAAGGTCATTTAGAGGGTTTGTTTGGTTTATTATTGGCTTATAAGTTATATGGTGATATTGAGTATAACGAAAGTAATGTAGATTTTGTTGAAGAAGAGATAAATAGGATGTTGGGAGTTGACATTTGATGGGTGATAAACCAAATTTACATGGTAGTAAACCTAATTTACATGGTGGTAAAGGTAAAAGAACATATAATAATGGGGTTATAGCTAAAAGATACTATGAAGGTGAGCAACCTGAAGGGTTTGTGTTAGGAATGTTACCACGTACTGATGAGCAAAAGGCTAAAAGTAACGCTAAGAGGGTTAAAACTACGCTAGAGAAGTATGGTGTTTCTAATGTAGCACAATCTAAAGATGTGTATGATAAGATGCTAGATACAAATCTTAAAAAGTATGGTGTTAAGCATCCTCAAAGTCTTGAATCTCAAAAAGAAAAAGTTAAGAAAACAAATTTAGAGAGATATGGTACTACTAATGGTAAGGCACTAAAACCAAAAGTAGATAAGCCTAAAAAAGAGAAAAAGGTAAAATTACCTAAAGTTAAAGATGCTCGTAAAGGTCATTATTACAACGATGGGGTTATTACTAGAAAAATTAAAGAGGGGGATGCTATACCTTATGGGTTTGTAAAGGGTATGTTGTTGAGTGATGAACTTAAACAAAAAAGGTCAGCTAAGGCTAAAGAGACATTTCTTAAAAAGTATGGTGTAGACAATCCATCTAAATCTAAAGGAGTACTTGCTAAGATACAGAAAACAAACCTAGAGAGGTATGGTGTTGAGTGTTCTGCACAGTCTGATATTGTTAAAGAAAAAATAAAAGCTACTAATCTTGAAAAATATGGTGTAGAATATTCTTTTCAAGCAGAAGAAGTTAAAGATAAAATTAAGGCTACAAGTTTAGAACGATATGGTGTAGATAACCCGTCTAAATCAGATATTATTAAGGGAAGGATTGTTGAGTCTAACCGTAAAAACTTAGGAGTAGATTATCCTATGCAGTCTAAAGGGGTAATGGATAAGTCTAGAGTTACTTCTTTAGAAAAGTATGGTACAGAATATCCTAATCAGTCTGACATTGTTAAATCTAAGATTGATGCTAGTACTTTAGAGCATTATGGTGTTAATCGTGTATGTAAGTTAGATGAATTCAAGCAAAAAGTCATAGACACTAATCGAGAGCGATATGGTGTAGATTATACTTGTTTAATCTATAGCGGAAAGTTAAAGGGAAATGATAGTAGTTACAATCGTTCTTTTGCTGAATTATTAGATACTAATAACATTACATATGAACGTGAGTTTCTATTACAAAAGTATTCATATGATTTTAAAGTAGGGAATACACTTATAGAGATAAACCCTACTGCTACTCATAATACACATTTTAATCCTTATGGTAAAAATAGGATAGATACTAATTATCATAGGGATAAATCTAAGGTGGCTGGTGATAGTGGGTATAGTGCAATTCATGTGTTTGATTGGGATGATATTGATAAAGTTATACAGTTATTAAAATCTAGGGTTACTGTGTATGCTAGGAAGTGCGATGTTAGAGTAGTTAGTGATATAGATACTAATAAATATTTAGATATGTATCATTTACAAGGGACTTGCAGAGGACAGAAAATTCGTTTAGGGTTATATCATGATAATCAATTAGTGTCATTAATGACATTCGGTAAATCACGTTTTAATAAAAATTGTGAGTACGAATTGTTACGATACTGTTCACATTACAATGTAGTAGGTGGTGCTGAGAAGTTATTTAAATATTTTATTGATAACTATAAACCTAGTAGTATTGTGTCATATTGTGATACTTCTAAGTTTAGTGGTAAAGTATATGATACTTTGGGGTTTAGGTATATTAAAACAAATTCACCTAGAAAGCATTGGTATAGTCTTAAAGAAAAACGTCATATCACAGATGGTTTATTATTAAGTCAGGGTTATGATAGACTATTTAAAGAAAATCATGGTAAAGGTACTTCTAATGAAGAATTAATTCTTAACAGAGGATATTTACCTGTATATGACTGTGGTCAATCTACTTATATTTGGAGAAATGATGATGTCTGATAGGGTTAAAAAGAAATATTATCATAATGGCATTGTTAATAAAATGTATGAAGAGGGTAAACAGCCTGATGGTTTTGTATTAGGGATGCTACCACGTACTAAAGAAAAACAAGATGCTATTAATAGGAAGAGAGAAGAGACTACATTAGCTAAGTATGGTGTTTCTCATGTGTCGCATTTAAGTGATGTTAAGTCTAAAAAGAAAAAGTCTTTACTAGAGCATTATGGGGTAGATAATCCATCTAAGTCTAAGGAGATACAAAATAAGAAAAGAGATATCTTTATTAAGATGTATGGTGTAGATAACCCTATGAAGTCTGAAGAGATTAAACAGAAGTTTAGGGATAACTATAACACTAAATATGGTGTAGATAATCCTTTTCAATTAGATGTTGTTAAAGATAAAATAAAAGATACTAATAGGGAAAATTTAGGTGTAGATTATCCTACACAATGTCAAGAGGTTAGAGATAAAGTGCGTTCTACTTTTATGGAACGATATGGTGTACCATATACGTTTATGTTATCTAAAGAATGGGTAGAAGCTAATGACAGTAAGCCTAATCGTGATTTTGCTGGTTTATTAGATGCTAATAACATTACATATGAGCGTGAATTTAGGTGTGGTAAATACTCATATGATTTTAAAGTAGGCAATACTTTAGTTGAGATAAATCCTACAGCAACACATAATACATATTTTAGTCCTTATGGTGATAAATCTGTTAAAGATAGATACTACCACAGAGATAAATCTAAGTTAGCTAGAGGTAGTGGTTATAATGTAATACATGTGTTTGATTGGGATGATAAGAGCAAGGTTATCAATCTATTAAAACATAGGGATACAGTGTATGCTAGAAATTGTGAGGTAAGATTAGTTGATACATTAGAGTGTAATCAATATCTTATGGCATATCATTTACAGGGCAAGTGTAATAATCAAACAATTAGGTTAGGTTTATATCATGATAATCAATTAGTGTCATTAATGACATTTGGTGTTGCTAGGTATAATAAAAAATATGAGTATGAGTTGTTGAGATATTGTGCTAGTCATAATGTAGTAGGTGGTGTTGAGAAGTTATTTAAGTATTTTGTAGATAACTATAAACCTAGTAGTATTGTGTCATATTGTGATACTTCTAAGTTTAGTGGTAAAGTGTATGATATATTAGGGTTTACATTAGATACTATAAATAGTCCGTCTTGTCATTGGTATAGTGCAAAAGAGGGTAAACATATTACTGATAATTTGTTGCGTATGCAAGGGTATGATAGACTATTTAAAGAGAATCATGGTAAAGGTACTTCTAATGAAGAATTAATTCTTAATAGGGGATATTTACCAATATATGACTGTGGTCAGGCTACATATATTTGGAGAAGAGATAATGTCTGATAAAGTTATAATTATATATTTGATAAAAATTTCCTTTAGTATTATAATAAAAGATAGTAATATTCT